CCTTCTGAGGCTTCAATCATACGTCCAGATATCATCGATGCGCAGGCGTACTTCACCGCTACACCCTCTGGCAGCTCAGTAGACCTGCCGGCCTCTATGTCGTCTATGGACGGCAACCCTGCAGCTACCTCCATGTATGATAATAAGTCTACGGCCGCCGCACGGCCAACCGTAGCAAGTGCTAAGGCGTAGCACTCGTCTGCGTCTAGGGCGTCTGCCCCCAAAGATGCAATGGTCTTGCCTAGCGCATCCCAGCTCCGAGGCGTTGGGAATGCGAACATGTCTGCGTCGGTGGCCGCAACCTCCGACGCATGAAAGTGTTCAGGCTTGTATGCCAAAAACCCCGCCAATAGGGTTTTCACATTTCTCGGCCACGGAGCAATAGGCAGGTATTGCTCGAGCCATGCGTCTGGCGACGCGAAGACCTCTACGTGTGCAAACCGATTACGCAGTGGGGTTGCCATTTGTTGTGTGAGTGCAGCGTCCTGCCTGCGGTTCGTCGCCGCTAGTATGTGTACTGTCTCCGGCAGCTGTTTATCAGCTACACGGCGGTTTTGCACAAGCTCGAATAGCGGGGGTTGTTGTGCTGGGCTTGCCTGCCCTAGCTCATCTACGAATAGTAGAGCGAGACGCTCACCCTTCATATATGGGCCGTTATGGTCTAAAAGGTCGGAAAACGGCGATGCCGGCAGTACGCGCGTCTCGCCAGCGGCAAGGTCAGGCACTGGCAACCCCGACATGGCAATCGGGTCTTTGTGACTCGGCAAGAAGGTTATCAAATCGCAAGGTAGCCCTAGCTGAGCTGATAGCAGCGAGGCGACTTGAGGCGCGACGAGCTGTGTTTTTCCTATCCCCGGCGCACCATGTACAAGTACAGGTGACCCGCTCAAAAGGGTGTGGATTGTTTTTGATGCACTTCGTATCTCTAGTTTAAGCATGGTAGACTCCTATAGGTGGATGATTAAAAATGTTATTGTTAAACCCGTAAAGGTTGCAAGAGCGAGAAACCGTGCATATAGCTCGGTTGTAACTGTTTTTGATGTAGTCATGGCAGACTCCTAGGTTAGAATAAAAAGGCAGACCCTGTTTCGCTAAGGCCTGCAACGGAAACGCGGTGGAAAACCGCAGGTTAAAAATAAAGGCGTGCAAACAGGCAGATATACGTCCATTTGCACTAAAAATCGATACTGCACAGAAAATTTAGATGCACAGCGTTATTCCGTGCAGTGTTCTGTGCACTATAAGTGCTTGAAATCGTTGAGGAAACGCGTTATTCCCTCAAAAAACACAACTTCATTTGCCCACTTAACTGTGCACTATAAGTGCTTGAAATCATTGAGGAAACGTCGATGCTGCACAGAATTGGGTGATTTTTGGAGAGAGAGTCTATGTAACAATATTTATGTACACCCGATTTCGCAGAGAAAAAAGAAAAAGCGAAAAAAAATATGGAGCTCTCTCATTCTCTCTCTATATATATATATTTCTTTATTTAATAATATATATATAGAGGGATTTTTTCTGTGCACTATAAAGCGTTGATTTTAAAGGAGTTTCAAATTTTGAAAAAAAAAACGTTCCTGCACGTGAGTAACAAAAATTCTGTGCAGCAAAAACAATTTCCTCTGCAAAAACAACGACTTATAGCGCACAACGCTTTGTGCAGTGTCGATTGCTCTGTGCAGTATCGCCATTTCTCTAAGCAAATCAACGACTTACGGCCGAAAGCTCGACGAAATCAAAACGCAAAAAAGATAAATCCCAAAGAAAATCAACAACTTACGGCCGATACCTCTCTGTGCAGTAAGTCGCACAAACACTGTGCAGGCACTTTTACCCATAGATAATTTTTATGGAAAACGCCTAAACCATAAAAAATTTTTATTGGACATTCGTTTTCATTTCTGATAAGCTATACGCACCTAGCGTGCTAGGAGCAAGACTGCTCCGATGCGCTAGGTACTTAGCTTATCAGAAACACTATTTTCATACGACATATGACGCACGTCATATATCTCATATAATGACATAAAATTCATGTCTAAGTAACCTTAAAGTATTTCTGGTTTTTGTGGGGCTTTTTCTTTTTCTGCGATGCGACGCACCAAAAAAACTTTTCGATTTCAGTGCGTCGTAAAAAAATCTTTGCGTCCGCCTCATTTCTCGTCGCTGCCTTCAGGCCGTACGAACCCCTTACGAACATACCGCAAAAAAATTTATTTCTCGTTTTCATCCCGCGTCCGCCCCACCTGCTTCATTGCCGTAACAAATCTGCACAGTGCCTTAACACTGCGGGGCGTTCGCTCACTTGTTCACTTGTTCACTTGTTCACTTGTTCACTTGTTCACTTGTTCACTTGTTCACTTGTTCACTTGTTCACTTGTTCACTTGTTCACTTCTTGTTCACTTGCTTCATACCATGTTTCGCTTCATTGCCGTAACAAATCCGCTTCGTCGCCTTAACGACTGGTTTATGCTTTTTAGTACTCTTATATATAAGCGTACTAAGTTAGTACGCTTATATATAAGAGTATGTGCCTAGGCACATACTCTTATCGGTTTATGCTTTTTCGATTACGCCGTTGAGCTTGAAGCCGTGTTTTTTCGCTTCTTTCGCTAAGCGTGCTAACTTTTCATTCCAATGGTCGGCCGTAGCTTTTTCTTGTAGTAAAGCCTGTTTCTTTTCCGCTTTGTCAGCTTCTTTTTTCAAGTCTAACTCTTTCGCTACATCTGCAATCGCTAATGCCATCACGCCCAGTTGGTCACGAAACACCGCAGGTACATTCTTCTTGTACTTGATTTGATTTGTAACTTGAATTCCCCGCCATTCCGTCGGGGCTTCAAGTTTTCTTGCAGTGATTACTGCCCCTGCTCCGCAAGCAAGCAACAATTCTTTGCCGCGTTTTGCTACTGCTTCGACAGATATCAACGCCGACGCTGGGCTGGGATTGTTGCTTGCTAACTGCATAAGTGCGTATTTAGTCAGTGCTTGTATATCTGCATCTGTTACAGATAGTGTACCCAGCTTTCTAGCGTACGATGCTTCGCTGAACGCTTTGTTAGCTTTGTTAGCTGTGGTAGCTGTGGTAGCTTTGTTAGCTTTGTTAGCTGTGGTAGCTGTGGTAGCTTTGTTAGCTTTGTTAGCTGCGGTAACTGTGGTAGCTTTGTTAGTATTGTTTTCCATTTTATTTTCCATTTTGTTTTCCATTTTGTTTTCCTTTTTGTTTTGTTTTCGTATATCTGTGTTTGCGGATATATGGCCGTTTTTGGCCGTTTTCCTTTGCCACGCCCCTATTATATAACATACATTAACCTTGTCAAGCTTTTTATGTCATTTATATGTATTATTTTTAGCATCTATGTGTCTATGTATCTATGTATCTATGTATCTATGTATCTGTGTATCTGTGTATCTGTGTATCTATGTATCTGTGTATCTGTGTATCTGTGTATCTGTGTATCTGTGTATCTGTGTATCTGTGTATCTATGTATCTATGTATCTATGTATCTGGATATGCGGGTAGGGTGATGGGAACTTTGGCAGCCGGGGGGCGGGGGTCTCTATACGTATCTACGTTTACCCAACAGCCAAATTTCAAAAAAACAAAGACCCTACAAAAACTAAGGTTTCCCCCCGGCCAACCAAGCAACCAAGCAACCAAGCAACCAAGCAACCACAAACCCCTTTCAAACCCCCGCAGAAACCGCTATACTATGCGTATGAATTATCCATTTCCCCCCAAAATGCTCGTTGCCATAGCCGCCGGGCTCGAACCACCCGTAGACATAGCGGTCAACCACGGGTACACCCCCGAGTCGTACGCGGCCGTGGCGAAAACTAGGGCTTTTCAGCAAGCCCTAGCTGCGGTTGCGCGCAAGATGGAGTCCGAGGGGATTACACCAGACATATTAGAGCTGGCCACACTGCAGGAGATGACGACACGTGTCACTCGGCAGCTATTTACGTCCCTCACTTCGGAGGAGTTAGAGCCGAAGGAACGGGTACAGATTGCAAATCTACTATTCAACCGTGAAGATACTCTTACTAAGCGCACTCAGCAACGCGACTCGGAGCACGTTTCGGGGGGCGAGGACGCATTTGTCATAAATATCACCCTGCCGTCTTCTGGCACTGCAACTGTTAGTGTTGGAGCCGCGGCAAAGAAAGAACCTATTGATGTAACCCCTGTAGAACCGGAGGCGATAGAGTATGGCGACGATTAACTACGCCCCGCCTCGTTCCCTAGAGGCATACTTTAGTAGTGAGAAGTTCATATCCCTTGCGATGGGTCCTATTGGGTCGACCAAAACTACCGCATCCCTATTGAAGATTGCATATCATGCGGCACAAATCGCCCCTTGCGAGGATGGCGTGCGTCGTTCTCGGTGCGTTGTGGTTCGTAACACGCGTGAGCAGCTGCGCGATACAACTATTCCTGACTTCTTATCGTGGTATCCCGATGGCGTAGCGGGCGAGTATGCCAAAACAACAATGACATTTAAGTTGCAGTTCGGCGATGTCGAGTGCGATGTCCTGTTCAGAAGCCTCGATGAGGCGAAAGACGTGCGTAAGTTATTATCTTTGCAGCTGTCTTTCGCGGCTATTGATGAGTTTCGTGAGCTTCACCCCGATGTGTTCCAGCAGTTGCAGGGGCGGTTGGGGCGTTTTCCTGACAAGCGTATGGTTGAGCCAGACCCAGAGCGCGGGTTCCCCGGTGGGTGCGTGTATGAGGACGGGACGGATGCGAGACGTTTGTGGGGGGCGTCGAACCCGCCAGATATGGGGACCTTTTGGGAGGACTACATAACCCGAGCCCGTGAGGGGGAGTTTAAGAACACACATATAACTGTACAGCCCTCGGCTTTTTCTGAGACCGCAGACTGGCTGCAGTTTCTACCAGATGATTACTATGATGTACTCGTCGAGGGTAAGCCCGATGAGTGGGTGGACGTGTATGTAAAGTCCCAATTTGGGAAATCACTTGCGGGGCGCCCTGTTTTCAGCGGGTTCGACACAGATTTTCATGTTGCAGAACACACACTCAAGCCGTTCCCCACCTCGTCTAGTCCGCTCATATTGGGGATGGACTTCGGGTTGACCCCTGCGTGTACCATATCGCAGGTTGACCCTCGAGGGAGGATGCTGACCTATGCGTCTCTCACGAGCGAGGGCATGGGGATTGTTAGGTTTATTGATGAGATGCTCCGTCCGCTGTTGATAAATCGTTTTGCTGGGTTGCGTACGTTAGTGGTTGGTGACCCTGCTGGGTCTCAGCGAGCTCAGACGGATGAGAAAAGTGTGTTTGATATTTTACGGATGCGAGGGTTCGATGTAATCCCTGCACCGACCAACTCGATAGCTTCGCGACTCGCGGCCGTCGAGTCTTTGTTAGCGCGTCAGGTGGACGGAAAACCTGCGCATCTTATAGACCCGGGCGCGACGGGGTTGATTGACGCTCTGCGTGGCGGGTATCGATACAGAAAGCGTAAGAATGGAGATTATGATGACAAGCCAGAGAAAAATGAGTATTCCCACGTGGCCGATGCCCACCAGTATGCCTGCCTCTACATTGCAGGAGACCAAGTCGGAGCAGGGCCCCGAGTCAAATCAAAGCGACGAAGCGTTGGCACGGCTAGTGTCACCGCTTGGGTGTGACGTAGAGGCGATGCGTGAGGTACACGCACAGGCCAAGAGTTTTGAGGGGGACGTGGCCCACACACGTAAGATTGTGGCCCGTGTTTCATGCGGGTTCAACATAGTCCTTGCCGTATCGATGTTGACGGTTTTGGGAGTTCTTATATTCCTGTAGTTGCGCCCACTTGCGCACAGTGTATAATGGGCTTTATTTATGGTAGGGGAGGTAGTGTATGGGAGCCAACGCGTATTATGATGAGGCGGAGTTTACGGCTGAGGTGTCTAGGATGCCCGTATTTGACAACGTCGTTAAGGTCCACGCGCCTGTTAGTGGGCACACTGACCCCACATCTAATTTCATTGTCGGGGCGTACTCTACCTATAAGGTGCCTGATGTTTCCTCGCCTAAAGTTTATGTGACGTCTGCGGGGCTATCGTACCCCGCATCATCCACTTCGGTGATTGATATTGCCCGGTCAGTGGAGGCTAGTAGTGCCAGCAGTCAATATATTACAGTAACCCCCCAAGATGGCGGGGCTGTTGTCGTGAATAGTATGGCGTTTAGTACGAGTAACTTGTATCAGTCCGCACTACTGGCAAACTACAAGCCTTATTTAGGGGTTCGGGGGTTGTTGTACCCCCTCTTATTCAAGGACTCCCAGAGCCAGCCTCTATTTTTGTATGGGGGGCTGTCGCAGGTTAGTCCCGTTGCGGACTCGAACGACGGGTACAACTCAAGCACCCCAGTGTTCGCAGCGACGGATAAAGAGCTTGAGTACGCGAAGTATGCTCGTAGCCTTAATGGGGCGCCGGCACAGCCGATAGGCCCGACTGCCAAAACCGCGAGGGTGTCCTCTCGTGCTATTAATGCCGCTATGGAGCAGAGTGTGCGAGGGCAACCCAAAGTGGCGGCGCTCCCCGCACACTCAGAGGGGTACGAGCTCGTATCCTCTTGTGAGGTGGGTGTTGGTGATGGGTATCATGTGGGCCTCTTCACCGGTGGGGTTGCGTATTCAAACCCTATTCCGGAGGGACGGTCACGGATTTTGTACAATGGTGGGGGGTATAAGCACAGCCCGTTTAACATATACGCAGTACCGCTTGTCAAGCACCTTCGAGTTCGCGCGATTACGAACCCTCAGTTTACAGGTGGGCCAGAGCCTCTGTATATGCAGATTATGTTCGCCACTAAAGTGGCGGGATATACGAAAACCTCGGGGGTGTTGGACAACGAGTGGCAGTCTGAACTGTCAAAAGTGCAGTATAACGTAGACGAGTTCAGTGACCCGTGGTGTACCTCAGGTACGAAGGTCAGCACCTACCTCGCCCAGCACGTGTCTAAGCCTCCTTTGCATGGAGATTATTCTGCTTTTCAGGCAGGCTTTTCCATCCCTACCGCGGTCCTGTTTGGGATTGATAATTATTTTGCGGTGACGATAGATGTTCCTGTCTCCGTGAGCGATGTGAGTCTCGTGTCCGGAGTGTACGTTGATGTTAAGGGGTCGGGGCATTGGACGTCAGCGGTGTTCGTACTCGAGTTTAGCTTGGATGGGACCGATTGGTATCCTGTACACGCGATGGACTACGCACAGTTCAATGCGGACATCGCGACGGAGGCCCAGAATAGTTCAAGTAGTTCAAGTAGTTACAGCGACCCCACAACTACCACAACCACTACGACCGCCTCTGGGACGACCTATCCGTCGTACTATAATGGTGATGTATGGACGATGACCAAGCAAGATGTCGCGTCCCCTAACCTTTTGGTGTTTAGAGGAGGCATAGTATGATTACGATAAAGCCCTCGGTTACAGTGACCGTTGATAACACATATGATGTAACTGCATTGCTGGCGGCGGAGAGCAACGACCAAGCGACCTATGACCTTTTGTATGCCATCACATCCAACAGCGGTGCGGGGTGGTCATTCGCCGAGTCGAGTGGGTATTACACCGACGCCAACGGTAACTACACCTACACGCTACAGATTACCGCGACGGGCGGGGCCGGGTCTGTAACCGTGCGTCAGGAGCAGGCGGGTACGAGCTACGGCACTCTCACTGGTACATATAGCAATTTCCTACTTGTGCTCGCTTCTGGCGGGCTCATACCAGCGGGTACGAGCGCTAACACCCCCGCTACGATAACACCGGTCCCGACCCCACCAATGACATATACAAGCACAGCGGGTGTCGACGGCAGTACGATGGTGCCGGGGGAGGTGGCCCCCGTCGTCGTACAGGTGAATGCGCGTTTTACAAGTGGGGGAGTGGACAAGCATGACGATAAGGCGGTACGTGTGTTCGCTAGCATAAACCAGATTTCAGACCTGAGCAGGTATTATTACGCCGTCTGTAAAGTTTCTCTTGCATCCTCGTCCCCCGTCGACGGGGTTGTGACAGTCCCTATGAGTGCAATGGGGGCGACTGCGTTCATATTTGACGGCATAACAGCATCGGTTATCTCCACTGCACTAGATGATGCGGTGGTATAGGATATGACTACTATTAATACCGTAATGGATGTCACTGCCTTAACAGGTGCGAATGTGACAGTGACTGGTAATCACGTAGTGGTGTCAGACGACTTGGTCATTCAGAGCGGGGGTGGCCTTATATGTAAGAACGCATCCCTCGTGGTTCTGGGGGCTAGATTTCAGGTTCAGACGGGAGGTTTTTTGCAGGTTGGGGAGCTAGTCGGAGGGACCCCTCGGAACGGCGCATATGTATACGCGCCCAATTTGAAACTTGCGTACGGGTTCGGGTCGGACGCCATTGACGCTGGACACGAGTCTGGTAGTGGCAACCTGTTCGTCTACGGGTCCCGTGTGGATGCGTATTGTTTCTGGGCGTTCTTCAACGCACAGTCTACGGTAGATATACGTAACTCATCGATTAACGGGTTTGGGCGTGTAGGGGGTACTACCTCGATACTAAGCGATATATCGTTCGACACGGCCAACGGTAAGTATGGAGTGCTAGCGCCTAAAGGTACCATAGCTAGGATAGAGGCCCTTCGTGTTTCACAGGCCGTCGCTAACAGCGGGTTCGAATGCGGGATGTATGTAAACCCCGCATTCGTGTCGTCTATGGAGGTATCAAACGCCTCTATACAGACCCCCCAGTTCGCCTACATAGAGGCTGGAACTGCGGAGGCGAGGTTTGTAGACTGCGACATCGCATCGTATGATTGTGTTTTCGCCTCTGGGGCGGATGCGACACTTAAGTTGTACAAGACTGTTATCGTAGTCTCTGATAGGGCGCGTGTTGTACAGGTCGGGTATTCTGGGGGGATAGCCTCCACAGCGGTCCCTGCTGGCGTATCAAAGATTAGGGCCCAGTACGGAGAGATTACAGCCACGAAGTCGACGGTCGACTCATATGTTACAGTAGCGGGCAATGCAGTATTGATTTCTGGTACAATGGCTATCGCGGTCGGCGGGAACACTATTAAATCATCCCCAACATTTGTATAGGAGTATATACTATGGCACAAAAAATAACACAAGGTGACGCATACCGCGTGGTATTAGACACCACCCCAAATGATTTGATTGGCATTGCCAGCACATTGTTTGTTTCAGTAACCCCCCCGGGCAGTGCGGTGGCGACTAAGGACGCGACTTCGTTTTCAGAGATTACAGAAGCCGCCCCCACTGCCGCGTTGTCAACCGTCACGCCCGGTGCTGCTGCACCTGCAGGGAGCACTGTTATCTCCGTCGATGCCACCCAAACCCTGGACGCTTCTATGGTAGGTTGCTCGTACGAGTTCATAACTTCGACTTTGACGTTCTTCGCTCGTATTATAGCAGTTGACCCTGCAGGCTACACGATGACGCTAGCGGCGCCTACACCTGCGGCAATAGCTACTACAGACAATATCAGCTACTACGGTGGTACTGGAGTGTATTCTGCAGACATCGCGCTTCCAGACTTGGGGACATACGTCCTAACGGCTAGAGCTAGCGATAACAGCGTTTCAGTCGGCGCCACCTCTGTAGAGGTTGTAGCCCCGACGTCTGGTGCTCTGACTTCTGAGACCGTTTATGCGCGCTTAGTAGGGTAATACCGATGGAGGCTGTTGCAAATACCCCACATCGGGTAGCTGCTGCTGCCTCTTCACAACCCACGCTCACTGTTTTAGATGAGTCGGGGGTTGTGAAGTCTTCGGAGCTCATGACACCCCTTACGGGGGACTTGTATTTTGTGGATTTGACATTGCCCGTCGGAGTCTACACACTACAGGTTATCCTCAACAGTACCACCCATGACGTACAACGTCTCGATGTCCGTGCCCGTACGGTCGACGAGAACGCCGACTTTATACGGCGTTTGTTATCAGGCAATAAGAGTGTAGTGGGCACTACACTCATCATATATGATGAGGACGGGGTTACGCCGTTGATTAGCTGGGACTTGTACAACGCGAGCGGGGCCGCAGTGGCAGTCAACCCGGCGGAGGCGCGCCGTGTTTGATATTACTTTTGGTCTGGCGCACTCCTCGGATGTGGTTCAGCGGAGCATCGTGTATACTGCCCTCCCATTGGAGGCTAAGGTCACTTCAACCGGTTTGAGTGCTGTGATTACCGATGCTCGTATTGCAACTACCATAAAATATGGTAAGATAGTGGGAGTTTTGGACACCCCTGTTGTACAAGGGCGAGTCCGCCCACAGGTACTTAGAGCGAGAGTATACAATGAACAGTCTACAACGGTATAAGCACGACACCTACCCTATCGTGGTAGAGGTTGTCGATGGTAGTGGAGCTCCCGTGTCCTTGGCCGGAGATAGTGTAGAGTTTCGAGTGCTGGACAATACCGGGGCGACGGTGAATGTACTATCCGTGTCTGTGGTGGATGCGTCTCGTGGGGTGGCGAATGTAGATTTTTCCACGACCGTGGTCCCTCCGGGGACGTATAGTTATGTGATAGGCCTGCAGGACTCCGCGGGGTTTTATCGTGTTATCGATATGGGGCAACTTGTCATACTGGAGGATTTCCATGTCGGATAGCAACCCTTGTAGCAACGTCATGAACGACCTAAAAATATTGTCGACCCGCTTAGACTACATGGCGGAGGAGTTTGCTTCATGCAAAACGCGCGTGGATGCGCTGACTACATATATGAACGACAGTCGCGTGACGGACGTCGAGAAAGCGGCCAAAGTCGACCGAGAGCTTCGCGACTTATCGGTAGTACTCGAGACTGCGACCGCTGATTTCAGAGGGTTTTCCTCTTTCGCGCGTACGATAGTGCTTCGTGTGGTTGGGACAATAGTAACCGGCGCCCTTGTAGGTGCTATAGTGTTAGCGGTTAAATTTGGAGGGCTCACTGTATGACCTTAAATGATGTGATAAACGATATTATAGACGCCGAGGGCGGATTTACCGATAACATAAACGATGCGGGGGGGCCTACTAAATATGGGGTGACCCAAGAGACCCTTTCGGCCTACCGCAAGCAAGTGGTTTCCGTCGACGATGTTCGACGTTTGAGCCGCTCTGAGGCGTTCACCATTCTCAAGTACCGCTATGTTGTCGACCCTCTTATCGACACACTGCCATCACCTCTTATACCCGCCGTCGCGGATTTCTCAGTGAATTCTGGGGCGTCCCAAGCAGTTAAGACGCTTCAGCGTTTGGTAGGGGCCGCCGCGGATGGTATAATAGGCGTCGAAACACAGAATGCAGTAAGGTCGGCGTTGGACAGAGAGTCTGCGCAGCGGCTGGTTATAGATTATACTGAGGCGCGGTTAGTGTTTTTGGCGGCGGTAGTGAAACGTCGGCCAGATAACGTAGCCTTTTTAGGGGGGTGGGTCCGTCGTGTCATGCGCTTCCTCTGATATACCGCCTCCATTACGGAACACCCTCATACGCAGCGTGGCGCTGATTGCGTTCGCGGTATCGATGGCGGTATCGATGGCGGCTGCTTTTCATCTGGCTTCAGTACCAGATGGGTTTTATAGTTTCGCCGGGAGCATAGTGCTCGGGTGGATGTTTGCGAGTAAAGGAGGAGAAGTTGCTACCTACTATCATTCTAAGAATGCTGAGTGAGATGCTCACACCAAGAGTCCTCATAGCGATAGTCGCTGCGATTTCTTTGGGGATGGCGATTAGGTTCGTGTATGGTCGGGGATACGAAGCGGGCTATACAGTAGCCACTAACATCGACCGCAAGGCCTTAGACACCGTCAGCCATAATTTAGGCCGTGAGGTCGCGAACAATCGCAGGCTTGTCGCTGCGTCCGTCGCATATCAGAAACAGTTGCACGACGAGATGAGCACCACAATGGACAAAATAAACACACGATTAGGAGTCGCCGATGAGAGATACGATACGTACATGGGCAAAGTTACCCGCCTTACTAATGATATTGAGTTTAAGTGTAATCCTCCCCCTAAGCTCTTGCGCGCGCTCCGACGTGCGAACTCCGTCTTGCGTCCCAGAGGTACACATGGTGCCGGTTCGTACAGTGATACCAACGCCTCCGCGGCTTCGGTGTCCAGCCCCGCCCCTTGAGGACCCCGTCGACGGCAAGGCCATAGTCTATAATTACGAGGGGATGGCGGGGGCTCTGTACTTGTGTCGAGAGTCCGTGGCGGCGGTAAAGTTATATTTGAAAACGCTGGGGGATAAGCATGGCGAAGCAGACCATTGAGTTCCTGCCTCCAGTCGGGGGGGAGAAAGTAGGCTCCCAGACTATAGGGAGTAAGTCTACTAGGGCCTCCGTGGTGGAGGACTTACTATCTCACGGCGATTACGTATCCCCTCGTCCCAAAGAGCGTACGCCTTTGTATCAAGGGCTGGATATTACAGGTGTGGTCCCCGCAGGTGATTATATGTTCCTCTGCGATGCCGGAGAACTAAAGCGTGTGAGTCTGGCGGGGGAGGTTATTTCCTACGGGTTCATCGGTGTAGGCAGTACGATGGACTACACCAAGCTCAACGACTGGGTATTTTTCACAACAGTAAATGGGGTGTTTCGTGTTGGGGCGTCGTTCGTCCCCGAGTCTATCAGCCTGCCGCAGCCCACTGTAACAGTGGGTACAGGGAACTACACCCTTGCGGTAACAGAGGTTATCGATGGTCTAGAGTCTCCCCCGTTATACATAACAGGTGCAGGTGTTCGAGGTTCTGGGTTTTATAGATTGTTTAAGCGCCATGCGGACGACGCGGTCTACCGGTTTGTAGGCGCTGGGAGCGACGTGTCAGGCAACGTGGACGACCCTAACGGGGTCATCCTGCAGACAGAAGACGCGGATACACTCCCGGGAGGGCACTTCTTGGAGTATATGGGCGGTAGGCTCGTAGTGGCTGCTGGGGCGATAGTTTATTTGTCGCTCCCATACGCAGTTAATCTTATCGACGGGGCGTTCGGGGCCATAGAGTTTACAGGACACATTATGTTCATCACACCCCTCGACCCTGCGACCCTTGTAGTAGGGGATAGTCGTGGTGTTTGGATACTGCATATCACGGAGGAGTCCCAGTCCCTGCAACAGGTGTCGTATGAGCCCCCACTGTACGGCTCCGCATCCTTGGTGCGAAACACAAAACTGCTGGAACACTCCGCCGCCTCTCATGTATGTACATATTTAGACAAGTACGGTAGAATAGTTGTCGATGCGGGAGGGCAAGTAAAGAAAATCCCGCAGAAGATATCAGGAGCAGGTTTCAGGTCTAGTAATTTTGACTTCGACGGTGTAGAGGGGGTAGTTTCATGGGAGCTCACGTAGGTGGACATGGTAGCATAGTGCTGAGTGATGGCCGTATCGTGGAGGCCCCTAACTTCCTTCTCGACGCGGACGTGCTGACCGACATTCTGGATGCGGGATATTGGAGTAACCGCACCATACAGGATGCGGAGATGCGTCTCATACCCATAGTAAACATGGATATGTCCACGTCTTCGTACTTCAGTGTTGACCCGAATGTGATTTCGCAGTTTGGAGGCTCTTTAACCGCACAGATAGACGTGTCTTCTGGGTATCCAGCTGTGGTCCCCACGGTGTCTGGAGCTACGGTAACGTTCACTCAGAGTTGTGTGTCTTTAGTGGCGCAGTCAATCGTGGGGCTCATAGTGTCGATGGATACGGCCGCTAGCACTGTTGCGGCCTTAGACACGACGAGTTCGGGGGACGGTGCTGGAGGGAGCCCCGACGTTTTTGCGTATATTACGTTTGCGACTCCTGTTAGCGTTGCGGTAGGGGATGCGTTTAAACTACAATACAAGGTGACATTCGGTGGTTAAGCTAACAGGGACGTATAAGATTATGCGGGATGGCATAATCCTTCGCGAGGGGAACAACCGGGTGTTCGGAGATAGTATCGCTACTATATTTGGAGCTGCATTCGATGCGAACACCCCGGTGGCCTCTACATACACAACGGGGGTTACTTACATGACACTGGTTACGTATAGTGGGTTTTCCCTCCCCCCTACGGGTGCGTTGACCGTCGCAGACTTGGCCGGCTTCACTTCGCAGTTTACAGATTTTGATGTCGTGGATGGCTCAGCCCCCAACGGGGAGGAGGAGAGTAGCAGCTCGTCGAGCGTCGCCACCGGCTCAGTAGACTACTATATGATGCTCGACGCGAGTAACAACACTGCGGACGTGACCGTTGATGGATTTGTTTTATTGCCTGCGACGCTCTCAGATGCTAAAATCGTGTTGTCTGGTGCAGCCATATCGCCACCACTCACTGTGGCGGTTGGTGATAGGCTGGATTTTTATTACAATATTTCGTTTTAATGTCATTGGAGGCATATATGTTCAGTAAAGATTTATTAAAGCACGCTCGTTGGGTTCGTCGTATGATTGGCAACAACAAGCATGAGGTTTCAGAGGGTGGTATTGTGTTGCCCGGTGGAGCTACAGTTAAAGGGGCTTATGTTCACAGTGTCAACGGTGAAGACGAGCGATGGGATAGCAACTTAATCACCGACGAAGGTATCAACTATATGTTAGATGCGGCGGTGTTGGGTGGGGCTGCCGCTTTGTCTAGCTGGTACATCGCATTGTGGAGCGCCAACGTCGTACCAAGCGCCACGTCGACCGCCGCCGACTTCACTAGCACATACAGCGAGATTGTTTCCTCTACCGAGGGTTACTCGGAGGCTTCTCGCCTGTCGTTTGCAGGTACTCGTACCGCTGCGGGTGTCGTGGACAACTTAGCATCACGTGCTGATTTCACCATCGCTACTGCGAGCAGTGTCGTCATCGCAGGTGCCGCAGTTCTTAGTGACGCCGCGAAAGGGGCTACTACTGGTTCGTTACTATCAATTGCCCAGTTCTCACAAGCCCGTACGCAGTATGATGGTGACATCTTCAGCGTTGGTTATAAGCTTATGATTGTTCCGGGCTAAGGCGCTCATATGGATACACGCCCTTATCGTGTCGCGGTTGAGGGGGGTGGCACAATAACGCCCCACCTCAAAACGATAGTGCATAAGGTGCGCAAACTTATATCTCGTCACCCACGTCACAACGTATGCGACACGCTACACACTCTCGTAGATGGACACCACGTCACCGTACGTCGTGGGGGGCTCATAGATAACATATACATTCTATACACCTCACATCATACTCACGCAGAAGAAGAGTTCTTGCAGGGGTGGTTTTACGGTGTCTGTACGACAAGTGAAATTCTTGGTGGCTACAGGAACGACATCACTTTGCTGGACAACAGCTCCTATTTAAATGCCCACACTGATGCAGCTACGCAGGGGCTTTACGCCACCGCGGTAGCTATTATGTTGGGCAACTTGCCATACCCTCGGCATAGCATAAACGTCTCAGGCCCAGTTCCAAACTCTACAGTGGTGCGCTGGGGTAGGGGTGGTGTGTTTTCGTTTGTAGCCCAAGGCTTCGCCTCTCTATGTACAGACGCTAGTTCGCAGGTCGTCGACCGCGCCTTATTTGTGCGGGCGTTTAAGAGTAATGCCGCACACGCGTTCGTGGGAAATGAAATCCCTCCAAGCCTAACGTCCTACCAGATAGGACTCTTGGAGCAGACCGCATTCGACGCTACTATTGAGTATCTCCGGAAACATAAGCAAGCCGCCGCGGCCGAGGTGGTTGTGGCATCCCTCACCAACCCAGATGTGCACAGTGTATACGGCTACGCGGGACTTAAAAAAGCGATGCCGAACGTGTGGTACGGACTCGAATGCGCGCCAGCCTCGTTGCTCGACGAGAATGGGATGTTTGTGTACATGGATAAGATGCCCGTGTCTATGTACCTCGCAACCTACGCTAATGTCATCGGATACACCACCCACGCGGACTCGGTTAAGGTCGGGGCGATGGCGGACCTCGCTAGCCTCAAACCGCAGAGTAACCCCCCAGCGCAGAATGGACGCAATTCAGACCCGGGGCTTGCAGTGTACCGAATAGTGAAGCGTGATAAGGTTGGCAAAAGCACCACTGTTCGCGTGGCGGTGTCTTTCGTGCCCGCGTATGCGTATGACGCTCACCGCACCCCAGCATATGCGTCTTTACAGACATTGGCGGCTATTGTGGCTATACAGCTCCCGCGATACCTGCTTGAGCTGACGATAGACCCCATACTACGGCTCAACAAGCAGTATCCCACATCGATTGAGTTTGTGAATACCCATACCGTGAGGGATATGTCTCCCTCTACTACGATTAGCAACCCGATGATGGCGTTCTACCGCGCTATGGTTGACCATGTTAACGACATGCCGTGGTCCGAATATATAGACCGTAGATACCCACTGCTTCGTTTGGAGTTTAGTTATGGGGTCGACCCGGATGCGACGGGTCTATACGTCAACTCCTTTTACGGGCTGATACGCGCCTCCTTTACGGCGGATGCGGAATACTATTCACCTCCATATCGAGGCGGGTACATTCCGATAGACTACAACGCCCTCGCTGACATCGGGGGGTCGTGGATGGCCCCGGTCGCACGCGGCCCCGAGCCGGATAAGTGGGCGTCCGCGGATGATGTCCGCGCGACAATGGCGGTCACTAAATGCACACTTGAATATAAGAAGTCCGAGCTTGTAGGTATTAAGGATATTACGCTTTCGTGCGTTGGGGCTATAGGTTTATTCTCTACGGGGCGCGGGGGGCGGATGATGGACGAGTACAATACTCGGAGCTTAAACACTGATACTTGCGTATCTGCCCTCACTCCTTTGTCCGCCACCGAGGGGCAGTCTAACACAAAGGCTACACTCTTAAACGTCTCAGGGAACCTACTGACATTTGACGAGTCCGCCACCCAGACGGTGCCATACTACAACCGCAGGCTATACCGCAACATACTGACAAACGAAATCGTAGACACCTCTGACACTGCAATACGCAACGCCTCCTCTACCCTGCTTCGTGTTAAGCACGGTACGGTGCGCTCCGGCCTCGATGCGCAGTACCAATTTCGCCTGAGACACAAAACTCTGCTTGGCTCTGACCCGCGGCTCACTCCGATAGACCACAGGACACAGCTGACTCTCTCGGGGGAGGATGTATTCAATGCGGACGTTACCCACGAGCTGGGGCAGTTGTCCCTTGCGAGCTCGGAGGACTCCGTGTTTGTGGCGGAGCTCACGTGCGATGTGTCGTCCGACGGGCTCGCGGTTACAGGTGCAACCATACACCATGCCCCACATCGCCCCCTAACTGCCTCGATGCCCGCCTTTGTGGGGGTACGGACTAAGTTAAGCCATACACGAACACGTCGGTCTTCAGACCTCAAGGCGCATCCGACGGCTCGTGACTTCTTCAGGATTGGGTATAGTTATACATCAGAGGTGAAGCTGTCGAACTCGGTCTCTGGCTCATCCTTACGTGCAGCCCCCGGTGGGTGGACCGCCTCCAACGGTTCCCCGTATGTGGCGTTCACCAGTGTATTCTCAGGGTTCGAGCCGTGCAGTACGCCTTCTACGCCCCTCAAGGCGACGCACGTGGGTGATACCCACACCGTGAGCCACGTACTGCGCACAGATGCGACACTTAGTATTGAGCTTGGTCCTCCTGATGTCCTACAGCCCGAGGTCACGTCTATTAGTTACAGGGCGGTCGGTAAAGAGAAGCGGGGTACCGGGCACATCGACGATGCAGGGCCTAGACTCAGTCGCGAAACTGGTGTCAGCGTCATAGATATGCTCTACAGGTTGTCGACCCCCCTTATATTTGCGTTGCCGAGCGCCGAAACGGCGTATCTGGATGGGCTTATACTACACGTGGATAGTGCCGACGATGCTGCGAAGCTCACAGAGAGAATGCTTAGGCGTGTACGTAACCTCGCCACGGACGAACCCCTCTCCTCCAACGATGCCTACATTGTCGCTCATACAAAGCGTGGGTTTGTGGATGGGACCTTCAAACCCTACGACATAGTGGACACCCCTCTCATACGCATATTGGCCCCGGTGTTGGACACATACACCAACGGGGGTGGCTACGATGTCAAAATCCGCACGATAGAAGACTATAGGCAAATACACACATTCTCTGAGTTCATGCGGTACTACAAAGACCACGCCGCGCCCCCCGACGCTACACCAACGGCCCCTACCGCATCAGACGCGGTAACATGGGTGACCGGTGGGGCACACCAAACCATCACTCAGGATGACAAGACATACATCAACGGGGGCGACACCCCTGCTAGAATATACGCCGACATAGCGAAGCCCGGATACTACACAACCTATGAGTTCAGGGTGAATACAGTGTCGGTGAATGGTGGCACATACAGACACTTGTATGTACCACCAGCGCTGAAGCGCCTAGTTTTCTGCCAGACATACGGGACTTTATATGACCCTTTTAGGACTTTAAAATGAACCGATATGCACTGTTTAATATAGGGGTGTTCCTCTCCGATACAGACGTGGACTTGATGGGGCTTACTGACCCTGAGGGCTCTACCAGCAAGCTGTTTGGCGGGCTTGGGATTGACGATGTGTCTAAGGTAGACACATCGAAGTGGGTTGAAGATGGGACCGGCCGCTCTGGTGGCGACATCCCTACCCCATACGCCACGCTCGCCGGGGCCTCAGCGGGTAGTTTTTTTGTGCCGGGGTCTGCGGTTCGGGCGACCTACATAGCTGGTGCCGTTGTACAGGACGGGCGTTCTCGCATCGACACGGATTTCCGTGCCACCCACGACTTCGAGGCTCTGGGGCTCGGCCCGTACGATGCGGTCGAGATGGGCCCCAACACGGACGGCAACCACATGCGTAGTAATGGGTCCGCGACGGCAGAAGGTACATTGTCCTCCACGACGTCTGGGGGGCACGAGCGTGTAATCCTAGATGTCACAGCGTTTCAGTGCTCTCTCGGAGGCCAAACTCGAACTATGGTGGTGCGAGGTCGGGCGATTAATAATAATATTGACCGTACGGAGGTGGACACGGGGACTGGGCTCTCGCCCTACAAGCACTTTCGTGTGGGGTTGACACTCCAGCTGCAGATGGCCGATGGTAACGTGACCGTTGATGTTCCTATGTGGGATGTACTCTTAGTCTCGAAACTGCACGCTGACCGGAATAACGTTCCTGTAGAGCGTAGTGATGTTATAATGGTGGGGGAGGATGAGTACCTAGTGGCGAAAGATAACACGAAGCGTATGATAGACCGTGTTGCTAGCTCGATAGAGGTGCATGCTAGTGCATGGGACTCTCCAGTGGTCCTCGATGCGTGGCCCATCCATGAGGTATACTCGATTGCAACTTATATAGGATACTTATAATGTCGAATGATACGCTAACCATAGTAGAGTCCGGCGGGCTGATACGGACCATACTCGAGGACGTAACAGATAGTGCTACAATGTCCGGCTCCACAGCTGTTTACGCCTCCCAGAGCGTTACCGACACGGCCACAATATCGGGGCAGTGGGGCGTTATGGGTGTCGCATACGTAACTGAGACCGCCACCCTCAGCGGGGCACTATCTCTTGGCGCGTTCACGCACAACATCGCGGACACTGCGAGTATCACCGACAGTTACGTACACACCCAGCAGATACCCGCGCTGGTGGATAATCTCACTGCTTCGGATGTTGTAGGCCCAGCATATTCAGCCTATGTGGTAGCCACAGTCACTGCGTCGGCCACTACAACGTCTAGTATGTATCTCCTCGCTACAGGGGTGGCGGTTGCGACCTCTACGCTTTCGGTCTCTCCAGTGCATACCCGCGCAGATGTGAGCAGTGTCTCCACTGCATCGGACGGGGTCGGCGTAAAGAACTTCGGCACTATAAATGACAGTGCATCTATACAGGCACAGATATATAAGGGCGTCACCATCGACACACAGGAGCAGGCTAGTACCTTTGATGCGGCCTCCATATATCACGTTGCCGATATAACTTCTTCGTCTCGTTTAGTTTCTGGGTTTGTGTCGGACTCTGTGGCCTTACTGACTTCTTCAGCTACAGTCAGCGACGTGTACAACGGAGGCACGTATGTTACGGAGGTAGATTGGTGCCGTCTGGAGGATGTCGTCGAACGTACAGCCGCCGTACATCTTGAGTTAGTGTCCTCTGCAACCGCAGCATCTAGCACCTATAGGTATAGGGGTGTTCTGGTAACTGATGTGGCTCACATGTCGAGCATCGGGTACAGTGTTTGGAACGCCGTCGAGGACCTCAGCTCTACGGCCAGCAGCTTCGCATCCTCAGGTACGATATCACACAGTAAGATGGTCGCTACATCGGTGTCAACCGCGAAGGGCGAAGCTACAGGCGACGGGTATTACAAGCTTGTTTCGACAGCAACCGCCGCCGCAACCGCCCTCGCCGCCCCCGCAGTATCTTGCATAGACCGACTATACGGACGAAGTGGCGTCTATGGCGGAGTGTCACTCGCAGTCGCTAACGCAGCCGTGGCCAGAGACAGTTTGAGTACAGGGTCATACAGCGTCATGTCCGATATGGCGCACATGAGCGATAATACTGCGGTGCATAGCCGTACGACTTCAGACTTTGCAGACGTACTCGGACTTAGCGTGCACGCTATCGGAGTCGCCTCGAGCAGGGCCACTGTTTTAGATACGTTGCGCATGCAGTCCGCCTATGGTGTAGGGTCCCTCGTGCTCAGGGACGCACAGTCGACAGCCACTGCGAATTCCGAGTGTGTGTCCAACATGTATGCAGAGCTGTTATCTAAGGCCCTCGCGAGCACTACAACACAGACGAATACGAGTACTACTCCAACCACCACCAGTCGTGCGAGCGCATACACCACCATGCGGATTACAATCCCAGTGCAGGTACAATCCAGCATGATGCACACCGATACGGTGGGGTGTCGCGCCCACGTACCGACATTGCACATCGACACCTGCGACATTACAGACACAAGTGCTACATCTGCGCGCTCGCATATCACAGTAGGGGACAGCTGGAGGGTTACCGCACAGGTCCACAGCATGAGCAGCGTAGTCCTCAGTGATAGTGCAACAGCATCCACAGGTTTATACATGTCGTCCGCACTTACCGTCAACGATGTCGGACACATGCAGGGGGTGGGAACTCTGAAGGCGACCAGCTTCGCCACAGGATACAGTCAGGCGTCCGCCTTAGACATGGCGAAAGGCGTCGAAACAGTAGTGGTCAATTCAAGCTGCTACGTAACAGAACGTGTAGCGTTAGGAGTTAGCACATGATTGCAGATACTTTACATGCATCCGCAACGGTCGAGGCTACAACCCGAGCCGTGCAGGATGTAACAGGACAAGGTGTTCCTACGGGTGAAGCCTCTAACAACGTGAAAGCGAGTATGCTTGCGCGGTCCTCCCGCGTTGGTATTGGGTATACAGCCTCCGCCAACCACTCCGTGGCCAACACCGGATATGTATTACAGCCTAACGGTGCAGTATCTCGCTTCGCAGGAGGCGCGGTGTTCCAGTTTGTACCCCTGCGAAGCGGTACCATAGCCGTTTCCCCGTCTACTATTATGTCGATGGATGGCCGCGCCTACGGCAGGATAGAGTATGACCTGAACTCCGCAGGTATGCGGTTCACCCCACAGAAACTCATGCTGCACACAGACGCACGCGTGCGTCTCCAAGTGTCGGGGGTGGCCTACAGTGGTCGTCGTGTTGTACAAATAGGGCGCGGGGTAGTGTTCGCCACGGGTACTTTTGTGGTAGAATTCAGGTCAACAAGTGAATATTACGGGTGTACCCTATTCGTTAGCGGTACACAAAGAGGGTGGAGACGGCGATGAGTAGTTCGGTACGTAGTAAATATAATGACGATAAACAGTGGGTCACAAGTAGACTATCAGACGCACAGAAGTCTTTAGATGGGTTGCTTGGCTCGTTCTCAAAGTCTATAAATGACCTATCCCGTCAGTATGGCGGGGTGTCTAATTCGGTCGCATCCGCGCTTAACAACATGGCCAAATCAGTCCAGTCGACTGTAGGGAACCTCGGGAGGGGCACATCTTCCGCCGTCAAACCCCCAGCGCCCACTCTGCACGCCCCCTTGCAACCGCCAACTGTACGCGCATATCAGTATACTGCGCAGTCTATCTCTCCGTTGGACGCCAGTCGTGTAGGCACACACATACGCAATGTGGGGCCGTTCGATACGCCCGCCCCTACGATGGGCTCTATACCTGCGGTTGATAGTAATATACCTAGCATCCAGTTCGGCACTACACCCTCAGCGAAGCCTTTACAGACGTCCGCATACACTCCGGGCACATTGGACTATAAGGCTCCTAACGCTCCGTCGTTCGGACCCACCCCCAGCGCGCAGTTAGATGGCGACGTCACAAAAGGGATGGACTCTGTTGGAGTCCCGACACTTGCCGACTATACCACAGAGGTGCCAGCGGCTGCCCCGGGGCCGTTGGTCGGTAGCACCGCGATACAGGTTGACTCCTTGGCGACACTAAACGCTCCGTCGTTCGGGCAAGCTCCCGCGAAGCACGCCACGACTGCTCCCGGCTTCTTGGCGGTGCCTGATGTCGCTATCAGCGATGTGCCCCAGTCGTTACTGGACACCTCTGGCACGAACAACCTACTTAGTACGGCCCAGACAATAGCAGGTAAAGTGAAGACAGATTTTGGTGCTGCACCTACCGCGGGTACGGTCTCTGAGACTCTACAGACTGCGACTGCGCTTGACACGACTGCGTTGGATAACATCTCCGCCAAAGTAGACGACTTATTGAAACTCACGAACGCCCCGCCGACCGTAGGGTCTGCGTATGTTACAGCAGGCGCGGCACCTGTTGCGAGCGCGACCGGTATGGCCGCTGGAACTGCCCCGGCAGTAGATGCGACCACACCTACAGTTGACACTGCACCGACAGCGACGGCACAAGGGGCAACACTTGGGGATGCGCCTACGCTCAGCGCTACTGCACCTACTATTAGCAGTTCGCCAACCGTGACCACCCCCGACCTGACTGTACCCGAGGCCCCCGCGCTATCAACTGGGACCTTGACACTGGACAGCGTCCCCACAATCGCGGACCGTGCATTGCCCACGGCGCCTACTCTCGCAAACCTCGTCAGCCCTACAATAAACGCGCCTAGCACGCCTACATCACCTACCCTGACGCAGTATGCTGCGCCATCCGCTCCGACCTTAGATTGGGGCGTTACGGTGGCCGCGGCTCCGGCTGTATCTCTGCCCACATTCCCACAGTTACAAGATGTAACTATGCCACAACCCCTGCAGGTGAACATAGACACGATGACCGAGGTGTTTGATTGGCAGGATATCTCCCTAACAGCCCCCGCATACACGTTCGCACCAGAGAAGTACATATCGAGTTTAGACGCCGTGATGAAAGGGACAGCGGACGAGATACAAACCTTTGAGGAGGTGTCTGCCAAAGTGCGTGGGGTTCTGTATAAATTCCCAACGGTCGCAATCGACAACGATACCGCTGAGGCCGTCAACACTGCCCGGGCCGACTACTCGTTTGGTGGGTTCACACGGCCTACGTCCCTGATGGACGCCCGCATTGCGAAGATACGACGCGACGGTGACAAGCGCAAAGCAGAAGTGTACGCGAAACTCTCAGAGAGCATCGTGCAGCACACACTGCAGTACCGCTCTGAGGTGCGGGCTTCGTACCAGAAACTACAAGAATTAAGTTACCAATCGTTCAAAGACTACCACGTCATGCTGAAAGAAATCGCAGACACTACCTACGCTACGGCGGTGGACCTCCTTAAGGTGCAGGTTGAAGTCGTGAAAGCGAAAGCTGCGTGGTTCAACGCCCACGTAGAGAAGTATAGAATATCTATGACCAGAGCAGCGGTAGAGGTGGATGCGTACAAGGCGCGTGTCACAGGCCTGCAGGTCGTAGGAGCGCTGAACGAGACCAAAGCTCGTATATACGAGGCCCAGCTCAAAGGCAGTCTAGCCGTGCTCGACCAGTACAAGCAACAGTTGGAGGCGGACAAACTCAAAATAGAGTTGAACAGTGCGCAAGTAAAAGCCTACGGGGAACAGGTGTCCGCTTACGGTGAACTCAACCGTGCCGAGGGTGTGAAAGCCCAGATTTACGAAGCCCAGATTAAGGCCTATATCGGAGCGTGGGACGGAGAGCGTGCCAAGTTGGATGTGTACAAGTCCCAGATGGCTGCTGAGAAGTTGAAAGCGGATGTGTATGAGAGTGGTGTCCGAGCCGTCTCTACCGCCGTTACCGCAGATGTGGAGAAAGTCAAGGCCGTTGTGAGCCACAACCAAGGACTCATCGACGCGTTCAAGGCCCACATAGCGGAGGACAGTGCGAAGCTGAAAGCATACGAGGTGACAACGCAGGGTACAATCGACGCATACAAAGCCCGTCTATCCGGAGATGATATGCGTATCAAGGCCTACGACGCCGAGGTGCGTGGCAAATCTGAGATTTACAAAGCCACCATCTCAGGGTACGAAGCGGCCATGCGAGGGTATGAGGCCTACACTCATGCGCAGGCAGAGGGCGTCAAGTCTAGCATCGCCATTGACGACTTGGGGTTACGTCGATACGAAGCGATTAACACCGCAAAACTTAATGCAGCGAAGTTCGACCTTGCGAGAGCGGAGGCGAAACTACACGCATACGAAGTCCAACAGCACGCTTCGTACGAAGTGTTCAAGTCCAAGCTTGACGTCGACGACCTCAAGATGCGTCTGTACCGCACCACCGTGGAGGCCAAGGTGGACGCGTTCAAAACGCGCCAAGCGGTAGACGAGATGAACGTCAAGCTATACGACGCGCAGTCTACGGTCGTCGCCCGTGGTATTGACAGTGCGAGTCGTGGTGCAGCCGTTGCGGTTGACATCGCACGTGTGAACGAGAGCGCAGTTACAGGCCACAACCAGTTCGTTATCGACAGATACAAAACAAACACAGAACAGTTCCAAGCCGATATCGAGGCGTACAAAGCCTCTATCGCGGTAGCAAGTCAGCTGGCAAGTGCCGCGGGGTCGATTGGCTCTGCAGCCGGCTCTGTTGCTAGCTCACAGGCGGACGCCATCCGAGGGTTCGTCGCTTCACAAGGGGCAAAAGTTGACAAAGTAAAAGCCATCGCAGAGGTGAACCGAGCGAAAGCCGAAGTATATCGCGCGGATGTGCAAGCTTACACGGCAGAAGTGGATGCGTATCGTGCTACGGTGGGCGGGGAGCAGAGCAAGATGACTGCATGGGCAGCATATTACAATGCCGCATCAAGCCGGGCCACCGCGCAAGCTACAGGAGCGACAGCAGCCTCGGACGCATATCGGGCACATGCCAACTCCTACATCGCGCAGGCCTCGGCTTACTCCGCTCAGAACTCCGCCGCTGCATCTCGTTATGACACGATGCGAGCCTTGGAGAGCGTTAAGTCTGCAACCATAGACGCTAAAGCGAGAGTAGCTACCGCGAACGCGCAGGTGCAAGCGGCGTTCGCAGATGTGCAGAAGTCTAAGGCGTACGTGGAGCAGGCAAAAGCAGATGTGTATACAAACAATGTGAAAGCGTCTCAAGCATATGTGGCGGCCCAGAGTACCGTAGAGCAGGCACGGGCTGATGTCGCTATTGACAACGCCAAAATCATACAGATTGAGGGCGAGATAAACAAAGCCCAGTTCCAGTCGTACGCCGCATCGGTCGACGCCCAAGCTCGCAAAGTCGCAGCGTACGGCGAAGTAGCACGTGCACAAGCCACCGCTGCGCAAGCGGCCAGTGAAGCGAACAAAGCGAAGTCTGTAGCGTTCAGTGCGCAGGCGGACGCATACAGGGCCAAAGTCCAAGCGGCTATGGCGGCAGAGCAGGGAGAAGCTGCGTATGTCAGCGCCCAAGGCGATAGAGCGCGGGCCCAGATGGCCAGCGTCGAGGCCGAGGGACAGCGACTCCGTGCACAAGGGCAGGCGGACGCAGCCCACGCATCGAGTATTGGCGCGTACAACCAAGCGATTGGCCAGCAGAACGCCACAGAGGCCGACAAGCTCCGTGCATGGGCCTCGTATAACCAAGCCCTCGGAGCGTACGATACCGCGAAAGGTAAGATAGAAGCCTACCAAGCTCAAGCTGCGGTGGAGGCTGCGCGAGCAGGGATGGATAAAGCCCTCGTCGCTGCGCAGAGTACCCTTGGAAACATCGATAAGCAGATGAACTGGGTGTCCACTTCGGTCTCGGCGAGAGCCAGAGCGCAAGAAAGTATTATCGCTGGTATATCGTCCGCGGTTAATTTCTCGACAAGTTTATCGTATAATGAGTCCATGTCTGAGCAGTACCAGAAGTCAATCGGTCAAACTCAGTCAATTTACTCGCAGGCCGAAGGCGCGGGGTACGCCCCCAACGCGTCTTGGAACGCCGTTTTACCGTAGGATGAGATATGAACGAACAAGCCATACCAATTAGTGCCTCCACAAATGCAGGTTCCACAGATGAAACCCCGTCGACGAATAAGTTAGTACGTGCGGTCTCAGCGCACGATGTGGTGAACGAGACACGCACCGTAGAGGATATACCTGTTCGCTACCGCGACGAGGTTGCCCATCTAGTAGAGGACGCGTTTTCCGCTGCAAAAACATACAGACGTGCGGCTGCAATAGACCAACGCATAAACGACGCACGTAGAGCTCGCGACGGGGAGTATAACCCTGCGAAATTGGCTGCGATTAGGGCTGCCGGGGTTTCGACGGAGTACGCCCGCATCGTGGCCAACAAGGGGCGGGTCGTGTCCGCGTGGCTCGCGGATGTGTACACAAACATTAGTGAACCGCCGTGGCGCGTCGCTCCCCCTGCAGACATAGAAATTCCTGATAGCACGAAGCAACACATCCGCCAGCAGGTTGGGCAGTACTTTATGCAGCTGGCACAGAGCGGTGTTCCTGTTGACCCGCAGGTGATGACGGCACTGATAGAGCAGGAGGAGTCGCAGGTACGGTCTAAGCTTAGGCAGCAAGCCATTACGGAGGCGGAGACTATAACAAACGAACTGAAGACTACACTGCGCCAAAGCAAGTTCGACAGTGTAGTTAGTGAGTTCTTACATGACTTCGCTTTCTTCCCTACGGCCATCATCAAAGGCCCTATTATGCGCAACCGTACCACCTACGACTTTAAGACTATGGAGCCGGGGGACGAGCTGGTTTATGCGTTTGAGCGCGTCGACCCTGAGAACTTCTACCCTGCCCCCGAGGCCACCACAATCGAAGAGGGGTACGTAATTGAAGTCACCCGCATCACGTACAAAGATTTGCTCGATATGAAGCATGACCTAGGGTTTGACAGCAAGGCAGTGTCTGAGACATTGCGTAAGGCCCGTAATGGAGAGCTAGATAACTGGCTCGATTATATCGACAACCCTCTGCGTGAGGGTCTGATAATGAATATGCGCAACCCTGGCGAACTGCTTGGGTATACGATTGACTGCATCGAGTATCACGGGGCTATGTACGGCGACACCCTACGAGATTTTGGACTTATAAGCGTCGAGGACGAAGATGTCTATGAGGCTTCTATCCTAGTCGTTGACGGGTGCACACTGCGAGTAGAGATAAACGCAGACCCCCTCAAACGCAGACCCTATTTCTCTGCGTCCTATGAGCCAGTACCCGGCAGTTTCTGGGGTCACGGGCTCCCTGATGTGTTACAGGACGTGCAGAACGTCGCGAACGCAGCGACTCGAGCCCTAGTGAACAACATGGGTATGGCCTCAGGGCCTCAAGTCGTAGTCGACGTAGACAACCTCGCCGACGGAGAAGAGATTACGAACATAACACCGTGGCGTGTGTGGCAGGTGTCATCCGCGTATAACCAAGGGTCAGAACCCGTCCGTTTCCACCAGCCCACATCCAATGTCGGAGAGCTCTTATCCGTGTTTGACCGGATGTACGAGCTGGCAGATGAGCTTAGTATGACCCCTCGCCTGCTCACATCCGGGCAAGCGGGCACGCTAGGCAGGACTGCGAGCGGGCTCTCAATGCTCATGAACTCCGCATCAAAAGGCCTACGCCGTGCCGTGCACACTATCGACACGAGGGTTCTAACGCCCGCCATCGAGCGACTGTACCACACACTCTTGCGATACGACGACATAGACACCCCCATATTCGGAGGCGACTTGCGGGTCTCTGGTGCGAGCAGTGTATTACACGAAGACACTTTACAGGTGCGCCGTAACGAGTTCTTGCAGATGACGGCCAATCCGATTGACTCTCAGTTGATGGGGCCAGAGGGTAGACTTGCGGTACTTCGAGAGGTTGCAAAAAGTCTTGACATGGATGTTGACCTCGTGATGCCCACACAACAGGAGCTCGAGGCGCGTATGCAACAAGGGCAGCAACAAGGGCAGCAACAAGGGCAGCAACAAGGGCAAGTGGGCAGTGGGCAGCAGCTACAATCAGGTGCAGAAGTAACTAATAACGTACAACCATCATAATATACTTGATTTTTAGGGCGAAAACATGGAACATACTACACAGAACACAAAACTTCGTCGGGCCTCTATGGACTCGGACTTACTGTCATATATCGAAACGCTAATAGACTCACGCAAAACGAGTCTTGTAAGCGCCGATACTGTAGAAGAAGTCCGCCGTTTACAGGGAGGCATCACGGAGCTAGTGCTATTACTTAAAACCATCAAGAGGTCCAACTAATGCCTACAGAAAATAACTACGATACCGTACCCGAAGGTGCAGCCCCATCTACGTCCGCCACGTCTGAAACGAACGACAACGTGAGCAACGATTTGGGTGTAGCACCTGAGGCCGTCGTCGATGAAACCCCTGCAGAAACCGAAGCGCCAGCGCCAGCTGACACGCAAGCACAACTAGACAAGATGGAACAGCGTTACCGTTCCCTAGCCGGTGTGCTTCGCAGTAAAGATGAGCAACTGCAACAGATGCAACAGCTTATGCAAGACATGAGCAAACAGCAGAAGGCGCAGAGTGCTCCGCCAGAGGACCCCCTAGTTACCGACGCGGACCGTTCCGTAGTAGGTGACGAGGTCGCGGCCTTTGTGCAACGTGTAGTAGATACCGCAGTTAAGCGTACCACTCGTACCTTAGAGGAAAGGCTAGACCAGCTAGAAGCCTCTCTCGGGCAGACGCAACAAACCGCGGGTGTGTCAGCACAGCACAGCTTTATTGAGCGCTTGGCGAAAGCGGTTCCAGATTGGGAGGCTCTCAACACGGACCCTATGTTCTTGTCGTGGTTGGATGTGTCCCCCACGCGTAAAGGGCAGTTTGAGGCTGCTGCATCTCAGTTCGATGCCGATGCGGTAGCTGTCTATTTCACTGCATACAAAGCAGAAAACGGGGTGCAAGCCCCAACAAGCAAACCAAAACCACAGAAACGCGCCCAAGGCACTCGTTCCGCACCCGCACAAAAATCGATGGACCCTAGCAAGGGCAAGAAGACATGGACTCGACCTGAGATTATAGACTTCTATGCCACTGGTAGAGCGCGATTAAGTGCGGACGAATATACACGCACCGAGCGTGACATATTCGATGCGCAACGAGAGGGGCGAGTGCAGTTATAGGAGATAACATATGCCATATCCAGTCACAACAGGCGTGACCAGCCAGTCAGGAATTTTCATTCCAGAAATTTGGTCGGGGAAATTAGTAGAACGTTACTATGCTAATACAGTATTGTCGCAGATTGCGAACACCAACTATGAGGGTGAAATCAAAGGTCAGGGCGATAAAGTAATTATCCGTACTACCCCCACAATCACAATCAACGATTACAAAATCGGGCAGACTTTAAACAACGAGCGCCCAATTGGTAATGTTATTGATTTGAACATCGACAAAGGTAAGTACTGGTCCGCAGTAATTGACGATGTTAACCGCGTGCAGTCAGACATCAAGCAGATGTCTTTGTGGGCCGACGACGCGTCTGAGCGTTTAAAGCTCGCGGTCGATAGTGAAGTACTAGCCGGCTTAGCCGTCGATGTATCAGCCGACAACAAGGGTGCGCAGGCAGGGGTCATCAGCGGGAACTTGAACTTAGGTAAGACTGGAGCACCAGTCGCCCTGACTCCAGCTAACATCTTGCAGCACATACTTGATTTAGGGCAAGCGTTAGATGAGCAGAACGTACCTGAAGAGGGACGATACTTAATCCTGCCATTCTGGGCTACTAACCTGCTGAAACAATCTGACATCAAGGCCGCGTACTTGACTGGGGATACAATCTCTCCACTGCGCAACGGGCTAGTTGGAATGGTTGACCGCTTCAAAGTGTTCAACTCCAACCTACTACCGGTCATGACAGACGGCACTGCGAAGACTACATACATCTATGCAGGTATCGATTATGGGTTGACCTATGCAGCACAGTTGACTAAGACTGAAACCTTGCGCGCACAGACCACCTTCGGTGAAATCATGCGTGGGCTATTCGTTTATGGCCACAAGGTAGTCAAACCAGAAGCCCTTGCAGCGTTATACTGCACTAAAGGCTAAACGTTAAAGCCCTCCTAGAGGGGGGCGTTTTCTTAGAGGATTTATACAATGAGTACACAAACACCTCCATATCTATTGCATACGGAAACTGACACCGTATACCCATACAACGAATTAATGGCGCGGCACGAGGGGATGGAACCCTGTAGCGTGGCCAAGAAAGCTGCTATCACGAAGAAGCTAGCAGCAGAAGCTGAGAAGCCCGAAGCTGAGAAGCCCGAAGCTGAGAAGCCAGCTGCACCCGTAGGCGCAGGAGCTAAGTAACCATGAACTGGTACGAGCTGCGTGGGTTACTACGGGGGTTGTTGCGAGATGAGGTCGAGCCGTTTTTATGGTCTGATGCAATCTTACAATCGCTAGTCAATCAAGCGTACGTAGACGTCGTGCAGACTGTAGGACAGCCTCGCATGCGTACCCCGTTTCACTTAGCCGCAGGTGACGACACAATTACAATCGCCGAGAAAGTACTATCCCCTACCGTAGGGGTGCATATCGACAACCGCATAGTCGCGGGGGCATTCGACCTTGTCAACAGTGCATACGTGCTCGCCGACCCCGTGCCCAAACCTACGAACGGGGTCTACACTTATGTACCACTGCCCCCGCCACTTGTGGGCTCTACGGACGTGCCAAGTCTTGTACCGCCCGAGTGGCACCACACGCTTGCCTACTGGGCTGCGTACTCAGCGTTGTTGATTGATGACGCAGAGGGACGCAACGACAATTTGGCGGCGACATATTACAAGCGATACCGCGCGGACATAGCACGGTATCGCACTACGTTAGACAGACAAGGTCGCCTGCAGCTGACTGCACGCCCCCAAGCTGCATATATATAGGAGGTCCACATGGGACTACTAAGCTCTATTTTGAACTTGGGCATGGCCGCACTGAAGAAAGGTGGAGGTCTTGCGATGAAGCACCCGAAGACTACCGCCGCTTTGGCAGCCATCCCCGCGGTGGGTGCGGCCTTATCTCCGGGCACTCCCCCTGCCAACGCGCACTTAAAGTCTACTGTACCTCCGGGGAGCTTTATAGGAGCGAACCAGCGCGATGCACTGAGTAGGTTTCTTGACCCCGCGATGAACGCCCACGCGTATGACGCGCTCCAACAGGCCCAAGGTATCCTAGGCCAATACCACAATGCCATAGGGATTGGGACTCAAGCCCAGCAGATGGCTCTGGAGGCTTTCAAGCAGGATAGAGCCAACGCGGCGTCTGCTCGTAATGCGGGGCAGTTGTACCTTATGGCCCCGGGGAAATGGCAGGCGGACCTTGCCGGTGCGGAGAACCCGTTCCTTAAAGCCCTAACTGCGCTACCGAGTGCGTCTAAGTCCGTGACGCAGGCTGCTATCGCCCCTACGGCGGCGAACACTGACCATATGAACGCCCTTTCTCGTATGCTCCAAGCTACGGGGAACATGATACCGGGCAGTGGTAGTGAGGGGGTGAACTACGCCGTTAACAGCTATATGCCCCCTGCGAACGCGCATCCGCTGTTTGCAGGTGCGATGCCGCAGTATTCGCAGTACGCCATGCCACATCCTGCGCAGCAGTACGCCATGCCACATCCTGCGCAGCAGTACGCAATACCTAACCCGAATAGCGCTGGGTACTAACATACAGTATAATGAACTCTGACACTATAGTATCGGAGTTCAATCATGCCTAAGCAAGCCATCCCACAAGTAGACCAAAACACCTCCGCCCTCGGCGATTTAATTACCAGTGGACAAATAGGACTTGAAAGTGTACCGGGGGCCTTAACAGGTTTACTGGATACATATGCAGGGCTATTTGGGGAGAACCACCCGTACGGACGGGCCGCGGATGCGCTTGGGCGTGCCACAGGCTTTCAACCCCACGAGTGGATTAAGCAGAACCAAGCCGAATACACCCCCGAATACCAGCAGGTGCAGCAAGATTTCCACAACGCCGACGGTTTTCTACCCTCTGCCCTTACATTGCTTGAACACCCCACATTAGCACTTAACACAGCGGTGCAATCCGTTCCGTCGATGATGGCGGGGGGGTTGGCAGGTAGAGCTCTTCGCGCTGTAGCCCCGGGGATGGAAGCAACCACCGCCGCAGGTGCAGGTGAGGGTGTCGTGATGGCGGGGTCGCAGATGGACAGTCTGCAACACACAGGACTCAACCCCTTTACGGACGCGCTCGCATCGGTCGCGACTGGGGCGCTAGGTGGTCTAATTGGAGCCAAGGGCGCGAAGACGGCCGAGGCCCACGGGGCGCGGGATATAAACGTGATGCTCTCAGGGGGGAGTGGTATGAAGGGTGCGAGTATCCGGCAGGGTATCGCACACGAAGCCGCGCAAGAAGCCTTACAGAGCACGGGTGAAACTGTGCTCGGTAACGTAGCTCAAGGCATTGACCCGTTTAACCAGCTCGCGCAGAATGTGGTGCTGGGTGCAGCTGCGGGGGGTATGATGGGTGGTGGTGCGAACGCATACGCAAAACTCCGCAACCACCAAGCGGCCCAAGCGAACGAGCCTCCAATGGGGGTGCCCATACTGCACCCTGAGACCGGGGCTATTACAGACTCCAACACAGGCGCAGTACTGATGCCCAAGGAAGAAGTGGCGCAATACGTCACTCCAGAGGACGCCGCGCTAACTACTCCAGAGGGCATACCTGCTACTCCAGAGGGCATACCTGCTACTCCAGATGGCATACCTGCTACTCCAGATGGCATACCTGCTACTCCAGATGGCATACCTGCTACTCCTGCTACTCCAGATGGCATACCTGCTACTCCTGCACCGCAAGTGGAACCTACAATTACTGTCCCTGCGGACACCAAGCCCCCCCGCACCTTAATCCCGAACGAAGCCGTGCATGAAAAAATAGCAAAGGCTCTGACGCGTCGCAATGTAGTAAGTGTCGACGCTGCAGATGTACACCACGCGGACCTCGGGAGCGTGCATATAATCGGGGACCACTTTGCGAAAGTAACAAACGTATCTGATAAAGGGAAAGTACTTCTAGCACGCACGAAGCCAGAGGACGTTATTAATGGCATAATAAAATCTCTTAACACGGAGGGCAATGCATCGCCTTTCGTCCCCAACCCCAAAGACTCCCACACCCCCGATACAGGCGCCCCGCACCTTGCGATGTCACCGGCGCAGTTCGTGCAGGCAGTCGCACGCACCACCAGTACACGCAAGGTGAAGAACATTATCCAGCCCACAGTAGAGGCGAAAACGCCCGAAGCCGCCGCCATACACCAAGCCGTGTATGTGGCTAGCAATGTTAGTAAGCACAACCTGCCATCGAACGTAACAGATGTAGCGGCCAAATTCGCTGATAGCGCAGTCACGAACAAAGACCCCGCGGCGTCTTTGGCCCTAAGAGCTATGACGGTAGGAGTAGAACACGTGCATAGAAGCGCCCAGTCTCCTGTAGTCCGCGTGAAACCCACCCCAGAGGCATATGGAAAGGTGGTGTCCGCCATCGGGACTGAACTCACAAGCGATTTGACCCCTGCAATTGCCGGGCACTCTATGGCTTCGGACTTCTTCGGGGTAGGTACACATAACGCGTCGGTCCCAGACCCAATACTCCCAAGCGCGGTACCCGTTGCAGTTGATAACCTGCACGCGCAGGGGCACTCTAACGCAGCTAAGGTTGTCAGCGATGCATATCTAAGCACAGACACCCCCATCGTTACGCAATCTGACTTGACGGCTGCAGTTGTGGCCAACGATAGCCTCTCTACTGATGAGAAAAGTGCAGCGGTGTATGCACTGATGGATGCGACCTTGTCGGGCAGTGTGGACACCACCTCGTCAGCGGAGCGTTTACAAGAGAAAAGCAGTGTGCCCCCTCCAGAGTATGTGCCCTACGCGCCTAGCGTCAAACAACCAAAGGGTAAGAGCAAGCCAGTCTCCACCCTCGAAGCCCACCTACCCCCTGAGGCCTTAGACTCTCTGAGCAAACTAGGCTCTCATGTAGTAAACACTGCGGACTCGTTACTGCGCAGAACACAACCGCAGACGGAGAAGCCCGCAGGGCAGACGGCCACGAGGGACCTCGTACGTGATGTCAAAGGCGACCCCCTCTTAAAGAACACGATAGATTACATCTCGAAACGCCAAGGGTCCGGAGACCACACCCTGCCTACCGCCCTCATAGATGCTAGAACGCCGGCCACGAAGGATGCAGGGATAGCGTCGGTGCACGGCCTAGTAACCAGTGCGCTGACCAAAGCGGGGGTAAACCCCGTGATAACTTCGCAAATAGCGGACCGTCTAGTCCACGGCAAACTTGCAGGCTACTTGAAGAGCGGGGATGGGGCACAAGGGTTCACGGCCCCTCTGAAGCACATGATGGCTAACATCGCAACTGACGCCGCCACTACAGTAGGCGAACAAGACAGCAGTGTCGATGTGGCCTCAGAACTGAATAAGATAAAGGACGTACACCTGCCAAACGTTGTGTCCGTGCTAAACCCAGACGACCCCACTCTGAAGTCCACCGTGTACCACGAGCTGATGCACTCGGGCATGTCCCCAGCAGGGCGTAAAGCTGCGTTACAGTATATGCACCGAGCCGCGAAATCAACGAACCCAGAGATACGCAAGTTGTTCGCCAATGCGGTTACCCGTGCATCAATGTCCGGCACAGGTGCGCCAGTTTCCAATGGGAAAGTTGAGGAGGCCGTGGCCTACATGCTCTCGTCGGCCGCCGACAAAGCTACCTCGCAGGGAGTTACGCTCGACCACTATCTTAACAAGGGGGCGGGCAAAAGCATCAAGCACTTCATCTCACACATCATCTTGCCTAAAGTTAGAGCCTACGGCCTGCGTAAGAACATGAAACTTAAAACAAGTGCGGGGTTGAACCTACAGACTTTTGCAGAGCTCGCCCGCTATGCAGGTGTGGATGGGGCGAAGAACACCACGACGCAAGAAGCTACTCCACCTGAGCAAGCTCCACCTGAGCAAATGTCCAACGCATCCGACGGCATCATGCCCTCAATGCCGACTCCAACGGACGCTGGTAGTGGTGGTGTTAATGAACCCCCCGTGAATGACGCAGGCGCAGCGCCAGATGGAGGGTTCCGTAGCCCAGAAGCGGAGTCACGGCAACAGGTCGTGGGCGCCGCGTACAAAATATACTGGGGGTTAAAGGCCCTAGGGTCTAAATTAAACCAGCTATTCAACTTTCGCCACCGCCTCGTGCAACAAGCTGACAAATACTTACGAGGCTTGCCAAGCAAGTACTTCGACTTTATGAAGCGCGTCACGGCAGACGCTCGAAGCGCGAACGCAACACTGCACGATATGCTACAGCAAACAGGGGCGATGTCCGACGAAGACATCAACGGCACGAACGAATTACTGGTCAGGATGCAGGAACTCATACAAGTTGCAGAGTCCGAAAAGGACGCCCCCTATCTATGGCCGTTCCACCCTGACTGGCTCGCCGGAGAGAACAAGGGGCGTCCTGTCGAGGTCGACTACGAGCTCGCGCAGATGTTCGACGCCCTCAGCCCGCAAGCGCAAGAGCTGTTAAAAGGTATGATGCACGAGTCCTACCTATCTACGAAGCGTCACATGGACGCTCTCCATGTATTCCAGAATGAGACAATAGCAGAGTTGCTTTCGGAAGGGGTAATCACCGCGGCAGAAGTGGCGGACTTGGATGCAGATTTCACTGCCCAGATGGAACAGTTGCAGAAGCGCGCCGCAGCTCCATACGCACCTCTGTCCCGCGACGGGGCGTATGTTGTCGTCGGGCAGTCGGATGAGTATGCAGAACTCGACGCCGAGATAAGTAAGCGACGAGTTCTCATCAACGAGACCCGTAGCAAACGCAGGAATGCGCTAAAGAATGGGGACGTCGGGATAGTCGAAGCCCTGACGGAAGTACTGCAGATGCAACTGGATGAGCTGAAACCCCTGACGAAAGATGCAGAGGATATGCGGGGGGACCCAGAGCACTACTTCTTTAGTATGGCCGATACTCTAGCAGAAGCGAAAGGGTTGGAGCAAACCCTAACTGAATTCCCATCTACTCGCGTGGCGGAACGTAGTGCCGCGGAAGACATCACGGGGGGCTCGAAAGCTGTTGAGCTGGCACGCCTGCACGCTGAGAGCGCTCTCGGTACTGCGGATGCGGGTGGGGTAGACGCCGTACTGTCGTTATACCTCATACAGTTACAACATAATAGCCTAGCGTCGCACTTGAAACACCGTAGGTTAGTGCAAGGGTTCGATGAGAACTTGCTAGCGAGCATGGCGCACTCAATTACGGCGCGGAACAACGCGGCTGTCAGTGCAAAGAACTCCGGTACCGCTGTAGATTTACTGCACCAGATGCGTAATGTCGCCCGGGCCGCCACAGATGAGGACGCCCTCGACGCGTCGAAGTACGCGAACGAAATGATACGAGGGCATCGAGCACTGACCCGCCCCATCAACGGTTCAGAGCATTCAATCCGCAAAGCCTCCGCCGCTGTGATGGCGGGCAACGCGTTCTTTAACCTGCTGACGAGCCCTATGTTTTACGCGCAAACGTGGTTGCAGAACTTGCAGATGGTATTCCCTCTACTATCAGGGTTCGGAGTGGCAAATGCCGCCAACGCATTGATACAGGCGCACAAGGATATGTTCGCGGCCAGAGAGCGAACCAAGAAACGCTACGGGCTGGGGTGGGCAAAGGGTATTTTCTCAGGGGAACTCCTGCTCGACGATGCCATCGAGGACCCAGCTGAGCAAAAAGTGCTTCAGGTCCTATGGGACGCGGAGCTTTTAGACTTAGGTCTCAGCTCCGACTTCGGGGACTTATCCGCGATGGGGGACTCAAACCCTATAATGCGCAAGGCTAAGCAGCTTCACCTTGCACTATCCCACGCGTCCCGTGTTGCAGAGGTGCACGCTCGCGGCGCTGCGGCGCTGGCGGCATATAGAATGAAGCTCGCGAACGTTACGAAGCTAGAGATGGCTACGGTTGGACCTCCCCGATATAAAGGGGAAGAGGGCTTAACTCAGAAAGAGCTGGTTGCGTTACGATATGCGAGGGAGACACTTGTCAAAGGTCACGGGGATTACTCGCACACTGATGCACCTAGGATTATATCGTCTATCCCAGGGGGTATCGGTAACGCCTTGTTCCAATACAAGAAGTTCATGATTATTCAGCTACTATACACAAAAGATTTGTTTGTGGATGCTATCAAGTCCGCGCGAACCCCAGACGAAAAGGCCGCGGCTGTCGTCGCTAAGAAACAGTTGGCCGTTACATTCGCAACTGCACTGGCGACAACAGGCCTGCTTGGCCTGCCGGGGGCCACTATCCTGCTGCACCTCATGGCCTTTGGCGGCGGGGACGACACGCCAGACGATGACGCTGTCAAACTTAAACTGCGAGAGATGTTCGGCTCGAACGCCGACCTTGCACTGCACGGACTGCCTACACTACTTGGTCTATCACTCACGGAGTCCATCGGGTTCGGGAATGTAGGCGTCCCTGTGCCTTACGCCCAGATGGATATGTCTAAGAACGGGTTCAATGGGCTACTCGTCTCATTATTAGGCCCGACGCCGGGCAACGCCTCCAAGATTTGGACGGGCGCAGGGCGCGTTGCGCAGGGAGACCTCCTCGGAGGCATGCGTGATATGGCTCCTACTGGACTGCGAGGGGTGCTTGACTTAGTTAGGTATCATGTAGAGGATGGACTGCGAACTGCGAGCGGTCGCGCTCTCATACAAAAAGATGGGTTAGACGCGTGGCAGCAGGCGCTGCTTGCTACAAACATGAACCCTATTACAAAGGCACGCAATACAGAAGTCTACTATGGGCTAAAAGCGGTCACGAAATCGCTCGACGGCAAGGACGCTAACCTGCGTAGACTAATAGGCGACGGGGTGCGCAAGCATGAGAATGTCGACGGGTATATACATGAGTGGGCCAATGTCCAGCACGTTCGCCGTGCATGGGGGCTTCGTTCCGCGAGCGCTTCATCTCTCATGCGCAGCATACACTCGCGCCTGCGTAGTGATGCTATGTTCCTCAACGATATACCGTACGACCAACAGAGTGCGGGCGCACTTGCACGTCTTATGAGTATGAACTAGGGACAAAAAACCCCCTTTACCTAGAAGACAAAGGGGGTCAATCGCTCGGCAGGAACGACTTGTATATTCTACATAGATGCGGAGGCCGTGTCAAACTCCTCAAGCTCTAATCCCTGCTCAATCAACACTGTAGCGTCGATACCAACACATCGCGCCCTGCCTCCTTGCAGGTGTGTGTGTGCCGATAGGGTTACTTGCTCAGACCTGTGCACCGTAGTAACCTCTGCTATGGTATCGAACAGGTCCTCTACGCCAAGTCTTCGCTGTGCGCACCAGTGTTTTATATACTTGTTAGATATGTATATCCACCCATCGCGCGCGCTCTTCTGGTCTGAGGCCGTCGTGGGTAACGACATGCGGGCCTCCAAGATATTAACAGGTTCCGTAATGACGGGGACTCGACTGCGCCCTGTTCCGTATCCATTAGTTACCAGCAGTCTGCGTTCCCCTTGTAAGTCACGCACCAACTCATCTAGTAATCCGTGCCCGCTTCGAGCGTCGACGGAGTTATCGCGCACCACGGCAACAAGCGTCTCAATATGCGCCGCTGCCCACGCGGTTACAGCTTTCATGTCAAAAGCTATGAACCCTAGTGAGTGCAGGAACAACCCTGCGGCGATGGTGCACACTGCGTGATATCTGTAGAAGCGGTACTTAGGTTGGTTGAGAGAGGGGGCACGGCGCACTAGTGCCTTCTCTACCTGCGAGAGGGTCTCATATACCCGCTTCGTGTCCTTTAAGAGTTCTCTGCCAAACGCAAGGCCTACAACCCCACGAGACTTCAGGGCTTTATCCATGTGCATATCCACCTGAACAGGGTCTAGTTTTGGCACGCCGTATTTCGAGGGGTCTATCTCAAACACGCGCACTTGGTTTGCTTCTGTGTCAACCCTCATCGCGGCTAATTTTGTAATTAGGTGCTCGTTCGCTGTGATGTACACACTGCTGTTCCAGCTCTCTACAGGACGTAACGTCCCATCGGAGGCCAAACGCTGTCTGTCGCGCCCATTAGATACGTTATACAGCAAGTCTGACAACTCGTTGGGGTCGATGTCTGTAAGCTCGTCGAGCAGTACGGGGAAGTTACCCATAGCAGAAATGGTACTCACTCTGGCCATGCGTGTCGCACCTGCGCTACTAGACAAGAACATCTCACGCCAGTCCCCGAACGCCGTTAGTGCTAGCTTGGCCACTGTAGTTTTACCAATCCCTGACTCTTGCGAAGTGATGGCACAGGGGACCCCTGCGTAGGCATCTCCACTGATGAATGGACCGAGCAAAGACCCGAACCCACTTAGGAGGGCATACTGCATACTTGCGGAGTTAGGCCGGTTATATAAGTACTCAACCGCATCAACCCATCCGTCACCCCTACCGTCGCCTATCACAAATGCCGGAGCTTTTGAGACTGCGTTCCCCGCTAATGATGCGTGGTGCATTCCGCTAGTATCTACGAGGGTGTTTCCAAAAACAATCCCGTCTTTAGCAGGTGTCCAACCGAACTGTCGGTATGTTCTGGTGACCTGCACATCTTTGACCAACCCTGTGCAGTAGTCGATGGCGTACTGCGTAATGGCCGTACGTATTTTAGCTGTTGCTTTCATATTATAAATCTCCACTTTAGCGAGGCACTCTATCAAAGAGTTCGTCGTCGCGATTGACTTTGCAGGTATTTCAAACTCTTCAACCGTAGTGCCTTTTATAGCGCGGCACCGATATGAGAATTCACCGGCTTCGTCGCGAACACGTGCGTAAGGGTACCACGCGAATGTACTTATCTGCACTACCTCTGTCCCGGTGTCCGTAGCGACTATCCTACCAATCCCCCCATTCTCATATACGTACCCGGGAGGCAGTGAGAATGTCTCTGTATGCGCGTCCGCTATTGTAGCATCTGCGATTAGGAACCTGTCTACTCCAACCGATACCTCAGTTATAGCAGGACTTTCCTCGGGTGCAGTCTGCGGCTCGCTTGGGACCACAACATCTCGCACGTTTCCCAGATGTAGGGGCGTAGCGCAGGTGCCTCGATGCTTGCACGCGGCGCACTTATCAGGCTCATAGTCTGATAGATACGAGCAGGTCGTAGGCCCTGCGCTGTATGTATCGTACTTCTCTTGCGTCTCTGCGTAGGAGTACCCTGCGTGTCCGTTACTCCAGTCATGTAGGACCGATGCGCCATCAACGCAGTGCTTCAAGATGCCTATACACCCGCGCCATACAGGCTCTAACACGTTACCTCGTGTGTCTCGAACCTCTCCTATAATCGCGCATTCATTTGCAACGATGGATGCGTAGGTCGGAGGCTGAGTACCCAGCTTGTCAAGCCCTGTTGGAAAGTCAGTAGGCGTCACGCAGGATGTTGGGGCGGACGGACTATATTCCACTCCCGGTACTGCATCTAGTAGGCGCTCTAAATCCGCAGGGTTATATTCCCCCGCGTCAATCAGAACCCGTACGGGTTGCGCGGGGGTGTACTTATGGTTCAGCCCCCCTACGGGGCGAAGCACCGAGGCCTCATCAAGTGTGCGTGTGGGGTCTGCTCTGAGCCCGCACACTTGGGTGGCCGCTTTCAAACGACCTGCGATAGGTCTCCAGTCTTGCACGTCAATGGGCGCTACGAACGGCCAGTAGACATGCAGGCCCCCGCCTGAAGATGTAACTAGAGGGGTAGGCAGCTTAGTAACTTTGAGAAACTCTGCGAGGGCGACCAGCGCCTCACGCTGTGTACCATACCCCTTGGTATCGCCCACATCTAAGTCGAGCCACAAGGCTTTTAATTGCTTGACTTGTTTCTTGGTGCGTCTGCTATATTTAGGGCGACCTGCGGTATCTAATATGGGGGCGCCTGATGCGTCCACCTTTGGTATGGGGTCGCTATATGATGCTAACGCCATAAAGGCGTTCGAGGTCGTCGTATATCTCCGCAGTATCGCTGCCAATGCGGCGATACTCTCTGCTTTGTAATGTAACATGGACCCGTTTTGTTTCTGTATGACTGCGTACAGATTGGGGGTGTCGGGTATCACCAACTTCAAAAAATTTATCATCCTGCCGAGCCTCGATTGTTATGTACTTTCTGCTAGTGCCGCCTCGATTAAACAGGCCGACCGTAATTCATCGACCGTATTATATACATGCGCTCGCATTCGCGTCAATCGTATCATCCCGTCGTGGAACGAGCGGATGGTACGAATATCCTTGTCAGAGAGCGGAACATGCTCGTGTAATTTACGCGACGCATACGCATGCGACACCCTCAATAAGACCGCTAAGTCTTTTACAGATACCCCCGACTCACGCAGCTCTAGTAAGAGCTGGTGAGCCGAACGCGGCCGGACGGATGCAGTAAGTGCACCCCCCAATGTTGGTTTGTTCGACTCCATAATACCTCCTATAAGTCTGCTGCTGCTTGCATCACAGCGTCAATAGCTGCGGCCATGTCGTCTGCCACTTCGACTGCGGCTGCTACAGCTTGTACGTTATCATCAGGCGCGCTAGCTGCGACGGGCGCAGGTTGTTGTACCGGTTGGGCCACTGGCTGTTGTACCGGTTGGGCCATTGGCTGTTGTACCGGTTGGGCTACTGGCTGTTGTACCGGTTGGGCCATTGGCTGTTGTACCGGTTGGGCTACTGGCTGTTGTACCGGTTGGGCCACTGGCTGTTGTACCGGTTGGGCCATTGGGTCCGCCGCCATATCTACCCCCGCAGACGGTGAGAGGTGCAGTAAATCTTTAACCCCTGCCGACGCACCTACCTCGTGCGCACGGGCCGACGCGTCTTCGGGTAGCCCGCCCGCAGCTGTGAAGATTAACTTAGGAGCCGACGCCTCGTAGTCAAACGTGATGGCAGTGACTACGGATGCGAAATCCGTGATGCCGTATGTACTTAACGTAGTAACGAACTGGCGTAGGTTCTTGAACGACCCCGGAGGCACGTCCAAAATGTACGTGTTCTCGTCTGTAATATCCTTGTTTAGCAGTGATACTATGAGGCGCTTACGGTCTCCACAGCGTTTGCCCACGCCGTTTGTGCCTGAACCGAATACGTTATGAGGGCATGACGCGCAGTTGGCCGCTTGTGGTTGCGCTGCATCTGTAGCGGGAGTAACTGCATCCATAGACCAGCAGGTCGGGGTGTTATCAGTACTGTTAGGGTCGTAAGCCATAGGGAAATATGTTTTATGCAATGTGTCTGATGCGCGAACAATCACCACGTTTATCTGTGGGTACGGCATACCACGCTCGTCCACAAGTAGCGTACTCTCGCCACCCTCGGCCACTGCGAACTTACTGTTTTTGATAGAAATACGTCTGATGTCGACGCCCCCGATGCCTGCGGATAACGCTTCAAGTGCGTTGCCTGCAGTGGGTAGGCCTACTTGCTGTTGTAGTTGTGACAGTGGGATTATTTGTGTACTCATGGTGTTCTCCTTAGTTTGAACGGATGTTTGTTTTTCTAATTTGGACTTTGTTAAGCCCTGCGGGTACGGCGCCTAGCTCATCTTCGAGCTCTGCGACCGCGGTTTTAGCAACTCTTCTCTGGACCAGGTCCAAGCGCCCTTGCGTCATTACAAGGTCTGAGAACGCATCCCAGTCTGCGACAGAATACTGTGTGACGGTCGAGGTGTATGCTGTTCCAGCATCTGTCTTGACTGACTCCACACCTTGCTCTCGCATGATGGCCGAGATTGAGTCCTCAATCTCTTTTAACTTCACGTCAAAACCCTTAGCCGCAGTCTTATATGCAGTATCAAGGGCTTTCTTTTTGCCCCTCAATGCCATATAATCTGCCACAAGGCTTTGAACAGTAGTTGTTAGTTTCTCGTCTTTCATTTCGTTTCCTCCTTACTATAAATACCTTAACAGGTCGAGTAGTTTGTCTTGCGATTGCCCTTTGTTTCTGAGTAATCGTAAGACTTTTTTCTCTGCAGCTGTCGTTGCAAATATAACAACCGCAGTCTTCTTCTTTTGTCCCGGTCTTCTAACCCTTGCGTTTGCCTGCTCGAATGTTTCGTAGCTTGTTATAAGTCCGTACCATATAATGGTGGTCGCTTCTGTCAGTGTCAACCCATGACTCATCGTCGCAGGTTGGGCTAATAGGACTTTAACATCAGGGTCGGTCTTGAACGCATCGAAGCGTTCTCTGCGTTTCCCTCCACTTATGCTACCGGTTATAATAACATACCCTATATGTTCCTTGTCAAGCTTTTCTTTCACTTTTTCTATTGCGTTACTAAACGGAACGAACACAAGGACCTTGCCCTCACTTTCGTTGATAGCTTCTACCGTAGCATCCAAGCGGGCTGTGGGAGATAGGTCCACCACATTGCGGGTCTTGCCCCCGTCGTCGTTCGCGTACACTGCGCCGCAGGAAACCTGCAGTAGTTTATTCACAAGCACGGCAGCGTTGACTGCTGTAACTTCTCCGTCCTCCATCTGCACATGCATATCATTGCGCATCTTGTCGTAGGCTTTTTGTTGCTTCTTAGACAGCTCGGGCTCTTGCTCAAGCACCACCTGCTCTGGCAGTTCAACGACGTCATCGAGTGCGTATCGGACTGAGGGGCGCATGACTCGCTTTAAGAACTCCTCTGCATCGGGGCGCGCTAGCCACTTGAATGCGTTTATCTGCGTCATAGTGCGGCTTTTGAACGCTGTTAGAGAACGAACCCGCTCTCTGTCTAGCATCCCCGGGTTGACTAACTTAACCTGTGCATACGCGTCTGTTGGTGCGTTAGGAGTAGGCGTTCCAGTCAAACCCCACACCCGACGCGCCCCGTTAAGTTGCTTGTTGACGATGTAGTTCATGAATTTCCAACGCAACGAGCTTGCGTTCTTGTACACTGAGAGTTCGTCCAACACTATAAGGTCGATGTCGTCCCGGTCTGCGAGCTCGTCCGCGATTATTTTTGCGCCGTCATGATTGACTATGTATACATCCGCGTCGGATGCGAGTAGCTCCTTTCTTTTGTCCCTGCTACCGTACACTGTAACGGCTTTGAGGTGCGGGAAATGGTGGAACACTTCCCTTGCCCATGTCATGTTCATCGTCGATAGTGGGCAGGTGATAAGTACTTTGTGCACCACACCCATACTGCGGAGATAGTCGTAGGCCCACAAGGCTGAGATTGTTTTCCCCGTTCCCATGTCATTCAAACAGAACATCCTATCGTGCAGGGTAAAGTACTCCGCGGTAACGCGTTGGGCGTCCCGCGGAGTAAACAGCCCCGACCACTCATAGTCCGTCGAGATGCACGCAGGTGCAGGTATGTTTGTGTTTCGCAACAACCTTACAACATCGTCGGTGTGCGGGACGGATACGATGCCCGCAGCCTCCCGTACAATCTGCGCTGTGGGTATTGTCTCGCACAGAAACGTAGGGTCTACCGCTTTGAAAACTAAGCGGTCCTGCACTTTGACAAATTTCATAGCCCTGCCTCCTGCATAAGGGTCTCAAGCATTTTTTCTGAGTCGACCACGAATACATGGCCACCTGCACTTTCTATCTCACGCTTGCGTGCTTTTTGATTGGCAGTGAGGTTCTTGAGTTTGCCCGGGGCTTTTGTTTCCACCCCGACGAACCTCCCGTCTTTACACCCAACGAAGTCTGGTATACCAACCACACCCATCCCATTCTGCACGGGCATGTAGTACCACACACCCCTCGCTTTTAAAAACTTCTTGACTGCGTCTTTGACGCGCCCCTCTGGTGTCTGTGCCATTATCATTCCCTCCCAGAATATTCACACTTCGATTTCGGTACTGGACACCAGCGCTTGCAAAGGCCCGAGGGCTTCGGCGGCCAGTGGTCGACCTTAAACGCGGTATCAAACTGTTCCAGTCGCTTCTGAAAACCCGCCCAGATTTCTGGGACTTGCGAGCGGGTGTACCCGATAGGGTCTATCTTCCCGTCTTTGAGCCACACGTATGTGGCCACTACGTCCTCGACTTCAGGAAAGACCGTGAACACTGCGAACGCAAACAAATCCATCTGGTCGACGCTTACTCGTCGCTTGCCTGTCTTCCAATCAAAGACTAAGGCCGTGCTGCCACGAACAGAAAGCACGTCCAACTTCGAGCGCAACCAAGCGTCATCATCCCACCAACCCACACGTTCTAGGTCTTTGTTAAGTACTATCTCTACCTCAGCCCTTGTGTCCCATCCGACCGAAGCAGAGCGGCCTTTTATCCGTTGCACCACTGGCAACCACTGCTCGAACCACGATGGGACTTGAGAGAGGTCCCCGTTTATGTAGTCCTCAAAGGTTTTGTGTACTGTGTTCCCCCACGTAAGATGTTCGCTTATGGGTTCCACCACGTCTTTTGCGACTGCCTTGTGATAGAACTGTTTAGGGCAGGTCTCAAAGGCTGTGAGCCTAGAGTATGACCATGATACTGGTTTGTTTTCATGTCTCATTTCGCCTCCCCGTATCTAACTGCAACGTCGCCGTCTGCGTCCAAGGGCCAGCCTTGTGCCCACTCAGGGGCTCGGCGCATCTGTTGTATCATATTGTCATACACGACCTGACCTGCCTCTTCAGGCACGACAACAACTACCTCGTCGTGCACCGTCAATACAGTTTTAAACCTGCGGTATGGAGTATCCATCTTGCGTAATGCTGCATCGATAGTCTCAATCTGGTCAAAGACTACAATGCGCGCTAGGGCTTGTACAATGTTCTCCGTGATGACGCCGCCCCATAGAGGCTTGAGCACGCGGGTTCTACCTTTTTTCTGGTAGTACGCGTAGCCGTCTAGCTCTATGTTGTAGTGTAGACCGTTGTAACGCAGTTGCATGTTATTAGGCAGTATAATGCGAGGGGGTTCGTCTCCCTCTGCAGGTAGGAACTGAAGTGTACACCCTGCAACTGGCCCCAACTCGTATGTCGCTCCGTGCATCACTGCATCTAAAGCTTTGTCACATTTACGCCAATAGGCCGTGATGTTACTGTTCGCTTGTCTGTATATCTTGACTACGCGTTGGGCTTCTTCTTCGTCAATCTCAATGCCTGTGAAGGCTTTAAGAGTGTCACGATACTTCGACGCACCCATTCCGTACCCGAGGCCGAGTACCGCAACCTTGCCTACTTGACGTTCTTTCTTGTCGTCCTTTGTGATTTCTCTGCCGTAGATACGACTCGCCATCCAGCAATATACATCGTCGCCACGAGCGAACGCCTCTAGCAACTCCTGTTCACCCGCAACCCACGCTGTCCCACGAGCCTCAATCTGCCCTGAGTCTGCAACGACTAATGTGTGCTTCTCTGGAGCACGCATGGCCATGCGAAGCGAAGACCCACGAGGCATATTCTGTAAGTTCACTTTGTCACGCCCTGAAGTACGCCCTGTGAATGCGCCCCAGTAAGTGAGTGGTATGGGGAACGCTCCGCGCTCCCGTATACCGATGAACCGTTCAACCCGTGACTCCATCAATGTCGATTTCACCCGCTGACGAGCTGCGATTAAAGTCTGCATGCACGCATCGTCTACGGTAGCCTCTTGGAATTCCAAGAACTCAGGGTCTTTCTTCCCAAGCGCGGGAATTTCTTTCCCTGTAGTCGGGCTTGTTTTGGTAGGACACTCATACCCTAGGGCCCCGATGATATTCTTAAACATCGGGTTAGACGATAGTAGTTTAGTGGCAGCTTCCCCCTTACGAGCGAGCTCCATAATCCTATCCGCCACCTTTTTAGACCTCGCACTTGCATCTAACAAGGCTTTACGCAGCAGCTCCAACCTACCGATACGCAGGTTCTCAAGCTCAGTCTTTAAAAGCTCGACGTCGATGTCCAGCACAGGGTCGTTACCCATGCGTTGGTGCATGTCGATAACAGGCATCTCGCAGGGGTAGTTATTAAGTATGTGCCAGAATATTCTCGAGCACAACAACACATCGTTACGGCAGTACGCACCGTACTGCTCTAACTCGTTAGGGTGAAAGTCCGATAGGTGTTTACCTAGTGCATCCTCCACCTCTGTACCTTTTTCCCCGAACCCGAGGCGGGCCGCGATAGCTTTCAAGCTGCCTCCAACCTCAAGGCCGAACCAAGGGCGGGACATGTTTAACGTGCAAGCGTACTGTTGCGGTACGATATCGTATATCTGCGATAAGATAAACCCGTCGAACGCCATGTTATGCGCGACCACACAGGTTTTATTCCAGTCGATGGTGGCGAGCATACCTGCCACCGCGTCGCCTATAACCCAGCTGGTGTCGGATATACTGTTACCTGCAAGGTCAAATTGTGTGAGCGACACCCCTATTACTTCGAACCTAGGGTCTCTAACATACTCCTCCGTCGTGAGCTTGGATAGTGTGTATGTTTTGCTGTAGTACGTCTCAAAATCAAGAACGACTACCGCCTCTACCCCAGGTAGAAACTTAATCTTGTTCATACGACCTCCTATTTGTCGGTTCTATCCTCTGCTCGGGTCACAATGACGTCTACATCATCTCCCACTGTAAGTGTGTCGCCATCTGACGCGTCTAGGAGCTCCGTGTTGCGGGCCACCATCATGTTCCCAAAGTTCTGTACCGTTGAACCCTCTGGGAATTCACGTGGCACGCCGCCCAGTTCTGCTATACGCTCCTGCACCTCTACAGGCACCTCAGAGGTGAACATCAACACAATGTCTTGTGAGTCGTCTTGCGCTTCAAGCATAAAAGCGAACTGTACTGGAGCGGCGCCCACTACAAGGCGCGACATCCACATGTGCAGTTGTGTATCTGGAATGAAAGGGGCTACACCGTCCATATACCTCGAGAACAACTCGAACGCTTTGACCTGCCCGTCCTCCCCGGGGGCGAATACCCAGACGTTCTCTTGCACGTTGTGAAACTCTATCTTTGCCCCTGCGATAAGGGCTTCGGCACGCAACTCTTCTCTAGGGGCGATGAACCCTGTTGGCCCCAGGTCTGGGTGTATTAGCACCCCGTCCGCGACTGTCGTTAGCCCGAGAGACATCGCGACCTTCGAGATGTTTGCGTACGCGGCGTCTGCCACTGTATTAAACTCGTCTATAATCGAGATAGGTAAACGATACGCCGCGATAATTTGTTGCGCGTTGATGTGTTCCTGTTCTTGCTTCTGTTCCATAGTTACTTCCTTTCTTTTTGTTGCCCTTGAATGGGCTAGTGATTTGCCACCCACTGCACAAGATGTACTAGCAGGATGACGCCTATAATGCGCATGTAGTTGTTGCACGTTATAATCATTATTATGAGCCACAGCATAATACCTACGAGGGCTACGCTGCTTAGTAGTGCGAGCCCCCCCACAAAGAGGGACAAAAACACGCTAGCCATATACAATCCCGAGAGCGTCGAGGGCCCGCATTACTTTACGACGTAGTGCTTTCATGTCCCCGTCGTTTACTATCGTAATGTCAGGCAGCACCTCGTTACCCGCAGGTGAATAATCCTCGACCTCCCACGGCTCGCGGGGGCGTATGACTCTTATCATAGTCCCATGTAACGTGCGAACCATACGGCTCATGCCCCCTGCCTTAGTACTGATGTCGGGGATTGTGACGTCGCGCCCTTCCATCAATCCGGCTGTCACACGTTGGGCCGCAAGTCGCGTCCATAAGTTAGGGTTCACGAGCTCCCGCCCCCACTTATCGCTGAGCGTCTGCAGTAGGTATTGCATGGTGTGGTCGGTGAGGGGTATGTTTTCGTCTGAGTGTTCTAGCTGCGCCACTTTTTCGCTTGAGATGCCTAGCATCGCAGCGACGGCGTGCCGCACAGGGTCGGTGATGGCGACAGATAAAACATCGCGCCCTCGTAAGTCCGCGATGATACTGGCGACGGTATTTCTGCCATCGCCAGTACGCCCTGTTATCCCTATTAACACGGGGGTGTTTCGTTTCTTGTCCATTGTTTTCTCCTGCCTTACTAGATTCCCATTATATATAACTCGTGCGCGTTGTCAAGTGCTGAATGTAATAACGGCTCTGAACAACCCCACGTCTGCATCACAGCCAGCGCCACCATCTGCGCGTCAGCGTCCACTCCGGCGTCCTCTAAGCGTGCTTGGTATGCCTTTAATTTTTCCGACTTCTGAGCCGCATGGCGAGGCCCATTTGCAGCTAATACAGCTATGACGTCCCCATACTGTACGGTGTACTCAGTAACCCCTATGTGGTGGTGCAGTTTGCCTGTCGTACCTACCTGCACGAAGACGCTATATGGCACGGATGCCACTGTCGCCCACGGAGCCGACAAAGGTAGCACCTCAACGAATGCCGCGTTGCCGGCCTTAATCTGCACCTTTATATATCCGCCCTCGTTACAAGTACCCTTAAATTTAAGAGCGGTGCTATCCGGCGGGCACACCACGTCGGCGGGGTATACTACCTCGTTGGCGGAGAGCAGTACCTGCGGGTCGAGCGACACTGATAAAGACGCGGGTAGTATCGGTGAATGTAATATAAACTCCATCTTAATCCCCCTCCCAGTCACTCGTATACGGGGGGAGGTCTGTAGCTACAAACTGCGCCCTGTACTCCGCAGGTACACAAGCGAGCATAACTGGCGTGCGAACCTCCAAACCAGCGACGATGTCTCTAAACGCGCCTCGCAATGTTTCGGCAATACTGTCCTCGTCCCCCTGACGCATCCGCAGGTTACATAATCTCTGCATGTCCATCTCCTCCGTCGCGAAGAACTCTAGCCACATCCCTTGCAGTGCACTTTGGACCTCTGGTGCGAGCTCGTCCCACGGGAGGAGCGCCCTCGGGCCGTCGCCGTCTATCTTATGTGCGATGGCGAACGCCTCTTGCAAGTCCTCGTTTAGTGCCTCATATGCACTCCTACCAGATGCTGTTGTTTTCGCCCACGGGCAGTAGTGCACTATGTACACGTGCACAAGGAACGACTCTGTCGCTAGGTCATCCAAACGGTAGCGCGCTTGAGACACGATGTCGCGAATAAACACCGCCGCCTCTACTGCACTGAGTTGGAACATAGTTTGCAGGTCCACGGGTGCGCTAAAATGCGTATCTATCCCCGTAGTCACCTCCACCGATGCCGTCGAGATTGCGTCGTCAAATATGGATATAAACATCTCGTCCAATTCTTCCTGCAAGTATCGTATGAGCGGGCATGGACTCGAGTCGAGGTTGTTGTTCGGGGGGGTAGAACCCTTAGTGTTTGTGTGGTTTTTCATGTGTATGTGTCCCTTATTTATTGGGTTTTATATTCGTGCGAGATAAAGGGGGCTCGCGCCCCCCATGTAACTTAGTTTATAGACCTGAAGCAGTAGCAGCTAAAGGTGCTAGTCCCATAACATTACGGAACACGTTGGCAGCCTTGCGACCGTCAAATACACCAGATGGCATACCTGATGCGAACGCTTCTACGGCCACTACACGAGTGTCCATAGCGGTATTCTTAGCATCTTGGTCTGCTTGGTTCGCGATAAGACCAGCTTCTAAATCAGAAACTTTAGTCTTGACACCTTTGACAATGTCGCCGTTGGCGTCAGTAGTGTCGTTTAAAACGTCCTCAACAGTAGCTACACGACCGTCAAGGGCTGTGCCAGCTGCTTCTAACGCATCTAAACGTGTGTTCTGAGCCGCGTCAGCAGTTGAAGCCGCGACTGTAATGTTGCTAACAGCCGAGCTGATTTTACTATCAACAGAACCTGCTACAGTACTGTCTCCGTTTAAAGTATCCACCTGTGCTTGGGTAGCTGCTTGGGCTGCTTGGTTAGCAGCTTCTACAGCTTTGGCACGGGTGGCTTCCGCGTCGATTTGGTTCGCAATTGAACCTGTTACGGTCTTGTCACCTTTAAGGGTGGTTAAGTCGCCTTCGGTTGCAGTTACACGGTCGCCCATGTCTGAGATAGCGAGGTCAGTAGCGCTCTTGTTGTCACTAACTGTTACAGCCAAGTTAGTAATGTTAGACGCATTCTGTGCGACGCCGTTACTGTTGGTATCAATAGCACTTTGTAGAGCTGCTTCGGCCGCAGTGGCACGAGTAGCTTCTGCACTAAGGCCAGAGGCGTTAGTGGCGATACGGTTTAGTAAGTCAGTCGCTAAGGTATTATTAGCAGGGTCAGTCAGTAGGGCGTTAATCGCCTTTACTTTCTCTGCTAATGTCTCTACACCATCAGTCGCATCGATAACATCAATCGCGTCTAAACGTGAAGTGATACCTGCAACAGTGGTGTCGATTTCGCCTTTGGTGTAGAACGCCGCTAGGATTTCCTGCAGGGATACCCCCAAATCGTTCGCTAACTGTTCTAATTGTGCTTGTAGTTCTGCAGATGTAACTGTAGCCATTATTTTTCTCCATTTTTGTTTTTTGGATAACCAATAGTCACATACACTAGCATACCGTGGTTGTGGTATGTTTTGTATATGTAAGTGTAACGTGCATCCTGCCCTACCTTTACAACCTTCTCACGGGTCATGTCGATTGGGAGTGGGCACGCTGAGGTCACTGTGACCTCAGGTATAATTTTACCACGAGTTGCCTTCTTATCACACTCTATTCCGTCGTATAGTGGTGCTAGTACGTACGCCACCACTGCCATCTCCACTACGAATAGGAACACGAGGGCTACTAGATACCACCGTAAGCACCGCCGCGCATATTCTTTCGTCCCTCTTCCGACCTCATTGGCAAAGACTTCTATCTCTTTCTGTGCACTGTTTTCCATCTAATCCTCCTAACACCGTCTAGGCCTTAACTCGGGTTCGTCCTCAATGAGCATGCCCATGAAGTCATCGAGCACGTCGAGGATAGCGGTGACAACATCGGGCGCGTAGCTCGCCACGAGGTTCAAAAGATATCCATCTATCCCGCACATAAAGCGCATCATTATATCGCTCCACATTCTAGTCTGTACAGGTGTGTCACGCCATACGAACTCGTCCCTTCGAACCCGTCTGTTGTCCATATGCACGAACACGTCACAAACTAGATGGAACATAGTCTCAGGGGTAAGCACTCCGCCGGCATCCGTGTAGGATGTCACGGCGCCCTCCAACGCCTCGTCTATGTAGATGGCGAACCCGTCTGGCGTGTACTCATCTATATACAGCTCCAGCCCACCCCTGCAGCGCATCGCTCGCATCTCTTGCCATATCAAGTCCTCTAGGTCTCCGGCCGTGGGGATAACTATAGTTTCTATTTCCATATATTTCTCCTATCTCCCGTACACGAATATATCGTGCAGGGTATCTTCCATATCAAACACTACGTCCACGACGTACTGGCTGAATACACTCTCCAGCTCCTCGCGGAGGCTGTCTACCGCATACACGGACTCCAATACAGTCGCACCGAGGGTGTACCGCATCAGCACATCACTCCATTGGGCGTTCTGCTCGGGTGTGTCGCTCCACACGAGGCCAGCTCGCGCCTCACTTCTTGCCTCCATTTTGGCTAACACCCCACAGACCACCTCAAACAGCAGGTTGGGGGTCAGGCTTTCCCCCGCGTCCGTGCAGGTCTCTACAGCTTCTCTGACAGCGGAGTGCATCACCCCAACAACACTATTGTCCTCTGGGTCTTCCCCCCAATCGTTGCAGATTTCGTCTTTGGTGCTGTCGATGGCATATTGTATAGTACCATCGACGAAGGAGGCGAGGAAATGGGGCGCTATATTCTCCATATCCTCCATAGTTATGTCAAAAAGCCTCATGTCCCCCGCCGCCACGTGGAGCTCGTCTGCGTACATGTCGTGTTCCGAGTCCACGCAGCGCTTAGCCTCTGCCTCTACCGCGTCTTTGATATCGTCGAAAGCGACGTATACTGCGCGCTCTATAGTTGTGTTCACGTCTGTACTCATGTTAATCTCCTAAATACGCGTTGTATAATTCGTTGTCGTTATCATCGACGATATCCCTACAGAGTATAGACATCAGGTCATATACATCCTCTTGCATAGTTTTATCAGACAACACGGCCGTGAGGATATTTTTGCCCATCACGTACCGCATAAGAATATCACTCCATTGGTCGTTCTGCTCGGGTGTGTTGCTCCACACAAACAGCTCGCGTGGTGGGTTGTCCTTATCGAGCTTTACCATCACCCCACAGAATACATTGAACAGCAGCTCGGAGGTGAGCGGTAGCCCAGCATTCTTGCAGTCGGCAACAGCGTCGTCAATTGTGTCATGCAGGTGGGTCGTGAACCCCCCCACGGCCACTGACCACGCGGGGTCTTCTAGCCCCGCTAAGATATCTTCGATGCCCGCGTCATAAATATCTCGGGCCGTCTCGCGGAGGTCATGCGGGAGGAGACGGTCGAGCTCCTCTAGGGTGATAGGCATCGAAATCCGTCCGTCGTCGGATAGTACATGCAGTCCCTGCGACGTAGACTCGTGGGCCGCGGTAACGTAATCAAGTAGCATGTCCTTCACCACCCCTGGTATATGAGAGGCCGCGGCCTCCACGGCGTTACTTATTATGGTGTCCATATCATTCTCCTTGTTTAATCTAAATCACTACACCGCATGGCGTACTTGTAGTAGGTAGTATTGATTGTCTCAATATTAGTTTTACCGTCGGACATACCTAGATACTTATTTTCAGTAGAAGCGACTACCAGCCGTTTCACCCGTTTGTTCATCACTTCGACGATATCAAACCCCACATAACACCACTCGGATTGTCCGACCTCTAGTGTTAGAGGTACATAATCGAATGTCGGATGTCCGTAGTCCCATTCTGGTATAGCCTCCCACCCAAATCTTAGGGTTGGAGTGCAGTCGGTGTCGTGCAGTCGCCCAGTTGTAGTGTAGGCTATATTTTGTGCGTACTCGCCATCTATAAACAGGACGTTGACCGGACATTGCTTAGTGCAGTCTACCGCAGTGATTTTCCCTCTCCCATGTAGAGTGCTATATACCTGTTGGCCAATGTGTTTGGTTGTAAAAACATTTTTCATATCATTCTCCTACAAATCTCTTAACTTTTTCCATTGCTTGTATTGCTTTCTGGACACCGCTCGAGGGTTGTATACTTTGACCCATGAGGTGTCACCCTCTAACTCGGCCATGAGAGGGGCACAGAACCCCTCTGTCGAAAACCCCACCGTTAGGTGCTCAGCGAGCTCCACCGCACCCTCGTCTACAAGTTCGAGGGCGTCGAACCGCCCCGCATAGTGTGCGACTAGGCGCGCGGAGGTTTCTTTTGTGAAAAAATCTCGGGTGTACTGTCGTAGCACATCAACAAGTCCTACATCTGCGTTCCCCCACATATACTCCACAAACTCAGAGTAGTGGAACTCATACCCCTCCATAGTCTCCACTACATCAACTTTCATATATCTTTTATTTTCGTTTTTCATTTTGTTCTCCTTCCGTTTTGTT